AAAAGCGACTCATGGAAACTCGCCGTTTGTCCCAATGAGATGACTCCATCTTTTGATGCTGGGTGCTTGTACGAGATAGCTTACCAACTGACCAGCACTGAGTTGGGAATATGCGAATCATTTACAGGTAAGAATGCTAAAGCAAAGGAGATCAGTTGCCAATGAATCTCGATTACACGCAAATCACAGCGGTGCTCAAGACGGAAGTTCCCAAGCAGTATGGCTTCCGCACGATCTGGCCGTTTTCTGACTACATCTACGATCAGGATGGAACGATTGTCAAGGTTACCTCCGGTGGTCCTCCGGCAACTTGGGAACCGACGGAGGAAGACAAAGAAGCTGAGGATTACAGTTACGACGGGGATCTGCCGCCCCGATAGGAGTCTCGCATGATAAGCCTGCTAATTACGCTGGTCGTATTTGCCCTCGTCTGCTACTTGATCATCTGGGCAATGGGTTATCTCAACGTTCCAGAGCCGATCCGTAAGGTGGTGACGGTCATCATCGTGCTCGTAGCCGTGATCTGGCTGCTGGCGAACTTCCTGCCGGGAACGGCGGGATGGCATATGGCTTGGCCTCGATAATGTATGGCTGGGGAGATTCAACAAGAGCGGGAGCTACGTGAGCAGTGGCAAGAGGCTCACGAGCATGTTCACGAATTGGAGCGCACCGCTCTCAATCACGCAGCTACGGATATGGACCGTCGGCTGGCAGACCATAATGGCCTGCTGGCTCAGATGGCAAAGGACCGAAGCGATTTCGTTGACAGGAAAGAGCACGACTTGCTGGCGGATCGTATCAAGGACTTGGAAATTGCGCGTGGGGAGCAGACGGGTAAATCTGCCGCCTACGCGTCCATCGCTGGGTTTATCGGAGTGGTCGCCGCGATCATCGGACACTACTGGAAATGACTGGCCGTGAGAGAGCTTGTTCCTATTCGTAAGACTGTAACCGCCCGTGGCATCGGCGGGAGCTATATCGTCGGCCATGGGTGCTCGGAGTGCGCCTGGGTTTTCAGTGCGGATCATCCACGCAGGGGAAGCACGCTCTGGGACATTGTGCAGAACTTTGAGCAGGATGAGGCGGAAGCGTTTAGGAAGCATGATTGCAGTAAGTATCCGAAGGTGAAACCATGAAGGGCCGGATTGGGGCAGGCGTCACATTTCCTGCCCCGCCTCGGATTAGGCTGCCGTTGCGTAATCAGCAGTTGATTGTTTTGCTCACTTCTAATCGTGTGCTGACAACTGCCAGTGGCCAACAAATGACGAGTGGAGTATAACACATGAACACGAACGATTTGATGACGGCGATAGTGGCGGTAAACTCGGGCAAGCAGGTGACGTTGACGGCCTCGCCCGTGAGCTTCGATATCAACGAAGGCCAGCAACTCCAGCAAGGCGTGTGGAATTACCACGATGGTGGGACTTTCGGAATCGGTGGACTCCCTACTCGCACTCACGCCACAAGTCGGCAGGCTGATGGTTCGCAGCTATTCTCGATCACTGGACCAGCCAAGGCCACGGGCCTGTGGTACATCGCGGTTCCAACGGTTGGATGGAAGAGCGGACAGCACACGCTATCCTGCGACTATATGTACATCTCCGGACCAGACGGGATGGACGAGTTGGATGGCCGCCTGACGGACGCTGCCGGGAACGGGGAAAACTGTAGCACCGCCTGCGTGTGGAACTACCCGGACGTGGCCCCGAACAACGCCCTCGTGGTGTCCGGTCCGCAAGGTCAATGGGAAGATACGAAAACGCGCCTAACGCCGTTTCAGCCTGGAGTCTGGTATCCACGGTCAACCGTTATGGAGTTCGACTTCGAGGCTGCAACCTTCGGCATCGTGGGCGTGGGAGTGGGCGAGAACAACTATCCAATCGAGCAGAACTTCAAGGCCATCCCGACCAACTGGACCAAGAATCAGATGATCATCCAAGTGCAAATTTACTGCTCTGGGGATACTGGGAACACACCGCTCTCGGTGGCGGTCAACAACCTGAGTCTCCTATGATTACAAACGACCTATCCACTTGGCCGACGGGCGACCGCATCTGGCAGATCGCTCAAGCTATCGCCATCGCGGAAGGCTATAACCTTCCCACGTCGAATCCATTTCGGCTCAACAATCCCGGCGACCTCTCGGACGGCTTCGACGAATTCGGCGGCGAGCCCCATTCTGGGTCGAACGTCACCCGCTTCCCCGACGCTCAGACCGGCTGGCAATGGCTATACAACAAACTTTCCCGTATCGCTCAGGGGAAATCGGCGGTATACTCTCCCCAAATGACGTGGACTCAGTTGGCGCAAAAGTGGGCCGGGAACTGGCAGAACTGGGTGGGGAATGTGACCACGGAACTCGGGGTAGAGCCAAACTCCACGATCGTTCAATTTCTTCAGGCGGAGTGACAGATGAAGATGAACTGGGAAGGCTACGCATGGATCGCATGGCTCGCGGCTTTCTTCATTCTGGAGGCTATTGGGCTCTGGAAACGGCCTACCGGGGGCATGACCCTGACCTTCTTCATTGAGAACCACTTTCCGCGAGGGCTGCTGGCGGCGGTGATCGGATTTCTGGCTTTACACTTTCTGGATCCATCTGAAAGGGATACGAAGGGATGAAGGGATAACGATAACTATGAAACAGGTGCATGTTCTATTACTCACCCTGACACTGGCAGCGGGCCTCGGATGCGCGGCCAAGACTACCGTCACCGCGCCTATTCCCGGCGCGATCAACTCCTTTGACTCCGTAAGCTACCAGACGCTCATGGACGCGCAGGCGGCGATTAACGCGGTCAAGGCGGATGTAGCGGCAGGGAAGGTTACGCTCACCGCTACCCAGAAGACCGTACTCAACCAGGCGATTCAGGACTATGACCTTGCTCAAGCCGCATGGCAGGCTTACCACGCCGGATCCACCTCTAACACCGTGGCTCTTACTAGCGCTATTAACCAGATCGTCGCGGATATTGCCGCACTGGCAACGCAGATTCAAGGAGGAAAGTAATATGAGCCTGGCCTTGCTTATTGCATCGCTGGTCGCTACCGCCATCGGGACCATTCCCGGCATTCCTTCGGCAATTTCCGCCGCTGTTGGCTCGATTTCTTCCGTCCTCGGAGTGCTGATCAGGAATGGCGTGGGGACCTCCAGCGTCACCTCTTCGACGACATCTCTCGTACTCGCGTCCTTGAGCGCCCTGATTACCCAACTGAAGGCTACGAGCGGCCTCAGCGCTTCGGCATTGGCCGATGTACAGTTGCTTGAAGACGCGCTGAATGCCGCCCTCACGCAGCAGGGGACGATTATGTCGGTTGATCCGACAAAGCTCCTGCCCATTACCCCGGTGGCATAATGAATGAAGAACGCGTATTCAGGGTCCTATGTGAGATCGGGGAAAAAATTTGCCTTGAACTCAGGGCTATCTACCAGGCGCTACGACCGCGCTTATCCGCAACTCTAACTATCACCACCAAGGAGACAAGTATGCCAGCAACAATTCAAGTCACAGGAACAGCACAAGCCAATTGGCAGGAGTGGTCCGGACCGAATGGAACCGGCACCGAACTCCCGCCGGCGGGACCCGTAGCGTATGCTTCATCGAACCCGGCGGTGGCTACGGTCGATCCCAATCTCGGAGTGGTTACCGGAGTGGCTCCGGGAACGGCTTCGATCAGCGGGACAGACTCGACGAACTCTCTGACCGCAAGCGATACGGTTACGGTCACGGCTGAGGAGGCGCAGTCGGCTACCTTGACCCTGACAGCGAATGCCGGCGCTGTAGCGCAGGCGAAAGCGGCCATCAAGAAGGTGTAAAATTACCGAGGGGGTGGCTCAGGCCATTCCCTCCGGTTCTTCGACCGACCACGTTTCCACCCGTCGTGGGATCTTCATTCCTATTCCAGGAACGAATATATTCGGCTTCACTCCGGAGGAATAAACCAGGGATGCTCTCGGATGGCCCTCCCTGGCGTGGGGGAGAAAGGCTTGCTTGAAGGTTGCTCCCAGCAACTTTCTCATCCTCTGGTTGATCCCGTCCGTTTCCTTGAACATGACGCTTCCCTACTTCTTCGACTTGGAATAGACCGCCACAACTTCGCTGCCGCTCTTTCCCTGGTATTCGTGGGTCTCAACCTTCCCCGAGAACTCCGTCCCAACCAGCTTGACCGGATCGAAGTGTAAATCCCTTGGCTGGCCCAGCCAGTCCTGAAGGGTAACGAATTGGCCCACCTTGATCGAGATCTGGGTCAACTCCTTTCCGTACTGAGCCTCCATCGCCTCCTGGAGCTTGTCCTCGGGAGTGTTGGCCGCGATCACCTTGTCAGTGGCTACCTTCTGGAAGTAAGCCCTGGCCTTGTCGATCGACTCCTGCGTGGCTTCCCCTTCCTGGATGGCGGCAGCCACATAATCCGCCTGGATCACTCCTTCCTTGTTCCGGCTGGCTTCAGTGAAGGCCAGGGCGCAGGCTTCCGGGTTGAGCCACATCTCGTTCAGAGTGAGCGAGAGGAAGGCGGTGCCCTCGAAGTCGGGCTCGTTCGAAAAGTTGCCCACGTTGCCATTAGGGGGTGGGGCCGAGGCCCTGGCCTCCCTGGATGGCTGAGTAGCAGCCACCAGAAAGGAGTGGCGCATGGACCCAGATTTGTCCAGCTTCGACCCCTTCTCGCTGTAAGCCACGATCTTGAGGCCGGCCTGTTTCCCGGTTCCGTAAGAGCCGGGAGAGAGCGAAACTTTTGCTCTCGTGTTGGTTTCAACCTGCTGCAAGAAGCTCATATCTATTTACCTTCCTTTTCGTTTGTGATTGGCACTGCCTTAAAATCGGTTGCTGTCACCTGCGGAGGCTGGTAGGGAGCCACGTCAAGAATTTCCTTATCCTGATGGGGCTGAGAGATTCCGACTCCGGTAATGGCCTCGTAGCATAGTCCCTCGGAGCGTACTCTCAGCATGTGTTCCCAGTTCTCTCGCCAGATGGGAGTGTTCTTAAACCACATTGAGATCCATGCCGTACAGGTCACTGGCTGACCCGCGACCGGAATAGTGCATTCCGCTCCGATATCGGACTTTTGCCAAGGCAGCTTTCTCTCGGCTCCGTTTCCGAGTGGCCGCTCGACTACCTTCCAGATGGGAATCCCCAAGTCTCCCCGGCGGCTGGCGAGCTTGCGCTGTCCTTCCACGGTGACGTTTACTTTCATGGTCGATAGATCCGGCCACACGTCGTTCAGGAAAGGGTTCAGTTTCTTCTGGGGGTCCACGCACCCAGCATTGAGAAACTTGATACTGGATGCGTAGATAAGGGCTTGTTTGGGGGACATATACTGGTCGGGCTCGTCCTTCTTTCCCTTGAAAGGTTTGGACATGAGAAGGGTAGCCAGAACCGGAACCGGCATATCTTCCCAGTCCAAGGTAGTGAGAGCGTCAAGTTGTTCAAGAAACTTCTGCTCCGCCTGCTCCTTTCGGGCCAGAGCTTCAGCCATACGATCCGACCGGATCATCGCAGCCTTATCACTGGCCCGAAGTGGAGGTTCGATATTTACCTGTGTCTCTCGCGCAACGCTCGTTGTTGCCTGTTCCGTCTGTGTCGTCGCCACTGGCCCCCCAGTCTGGCCGCTGGATTGCTGCCTTTCCAGAGGAGAGGAGCCACCGCTTATTTTGTCTTTGAATGGGCTCGTCATTATATTCTTCACACTTTCTTTATTTAAGTTGGAGCTATCCAGTAGCGGCAGGCTGAAGATGAGAGGCGGACAAGAAGACGCCCCCAACCCGATCAGGCTGAAACTTCCTGCCGCTACTGCACAACTCAACTTCTGTCCTCGTCCCCAAACTGAAATACATCAATCGTTGTCTGCCGAGGATCGGCCTCCCTGGCCTTCTTTCCGTTTCTACTCTTGGCAATTTCTGCTTCTGCTTCCATCCTGTGCTTGTAGCAGAGGATGGCCTCTGCCTGCGTGGTATGACCGGAAAAGGTAACTCTTTCCGCTGGAGCTTTGCAGGTCTCGTGCCAGCGTATGACCGAACCATCCAGACGCTTCTCACCGTTCGACTTTACGACTACCCGCGTGCATTTCAGCGGTTCATTGGCATCAGCCATAGTTTTAATCCATGCTCTGACTGTCTCAAGTGAACCACGACCACATGCTCCATCAGGTCGTAGAACCCCTGGAACTTCCACTTGGCTCCCCGCAGCGGGTGCCGCTCGCAGTAACCGCAGTGGAAGGTCACTTAGCACCGCGTACAAGGAGGTGTTCTTCCCTCGCCTTATATCCCTCCAGCACCTTCGGGATCGGACCCGATAAGCACAGGTCCATGAACGGACACTCTCCGTAAACCGTCCTACAGGCGCTCCCTCCGCTCATCGGCCATGGCTTCTGCTCGCGGTAGTTCCGGAAGTAGTGAACGATCTCCGAGAGCTTGAAAGCCAACTGCTGCCTGAACCTCTGCCGGTAAGCCTCCGTGGTCACATGGGGCAGCTCTATAATCTCCATGCGACACGGCTTACTCTTGTATCCCTTGAGGAGGACCTCAAGATAACATCGTCGCGGAGAGAGCCCAATCTGACCCAGATACCAATCGTATAGGCCAAATTGCACAGCAAGCATACTAGAACGAGTATAAGAATCTTTCCAGGACTGTCCATAGGAAGCGATCTCCGATGCAGTTTTGACATCCGTTAGTTCCGGTCCGGCCATCACGCGATCAATACGACCGCACAGGATCACGTTTTGCGAGTACGGAAAGGACCACTCGATCTCGACCATGGGACCGCCAGTTTCAAACTGCTGTAGCTTGGCTGGATCGTACTCGATCAGGTCAAAATATACTGCCAAAAGATCCGGTATCTGATCGACCATCTCTTTCCACTTATTCGTGAAGTAGGGATTCAGCAGCTTGGTGGGGTACCCAGCGCAGATCTTGTGGGCCTCAGCTATCGCGTACTCGAAAGGGTTCCCTTTCCAGAACTCTTCCACTCCCCTGTGGATGGCCGTCCCAAACACCCAATATACGCTGGGGGCGACCGGGGCCCGCTCTTCGACAAAGGACTGGCGGGACTGCTCACGGCAGTTCGACCAGGATTGTAAAAAACTACTGTCAATCTTAAGTGGAAAATTCATAAGCTCTCGATCCTCACTTCGGTTCTGGGTATCCCGGTCGTCCAATGCTTCTCCCCGCTCACCTTAGCCACGATGGCATCATCCGCGAAGCACAGGCCCATGAAAGCGTCTGTACTCTTGAGGCAGTTATCCGTATCCGGCCTCTGGGTGTGCCAGTCGCCCTCCTTCAGCTTTTTGGCGCGGGACTTCGGAATCTCGAAGTAAAAGTCGCAGTGCATCCAGACCGGGCCCACGAACTTCTCCTGCCCCTGCATCCCCTGCTGGGCGCACATGGCAGCAAAGCGTTCGTACTCCCGCTGGTCCTTATCGGTGTACTCATGCGAGTACGCGAAGTATAGATCCCTGTTCCCGCAGTGGGGGCATTCCGAGCGCTGGCCCACGGTCTGCCGCTGACACTTCCCACACCTGAGGGTAACCACGGTAGCGTGACGCGACTTCCCCCGTGGAGCCTGCGGGATTGTGAAAGTAACGGTCATTTGGCTAATGATCTTTCTTCGCAGGCGTGGTCCGTACTTAGAAACTCGCCACAATTGGAGCACCTGTTCATGTCGGCGTGCCTCGGGCAATACCCTCCTCCAGTCTTCCACAAGCACTTCCTGAATGGGCAATACAGCTCCGGATGGGCTTCCTTGTGCTTGGCGACTTTGGCAGCGACGGAGGTCACGCAACAGCCTCCCACTTGGCCAGCCAGTCCTGATGCTGGTAGTAGAGATCTACGGGATTGGTGGTGGGAGAGGTGGCCATCTCCCCTCCCACCTTTTCCGCCAACTCCGGGCGAACCGGTGTCAACTGGGCTGATCCGGCGGAAACTTGGTTACCAATCGTCCTGAGTCCCAGGCGTACCTTGGTGATGGCTCCCTTGATGATGGTTGCAGTTACGGCATCGGAGATGTCCTCGGAGGCCTCGTGGCCGATCTCCCGGAGGGAGTCGTCCAGTTGTTGCATGAAGGTCTGGAATTGAGTTGGGGTCATTACCGGATACCTCCGTCGCTGTAAATAATTCCACGCGCAATCAGGCATTGCAGCATGTTATGAATGGTACGGCTCTCGCGCTTAGCAAGATCCGCAACCTGCTTGCTCGCCCCCGCCTGAAGTTTAACGTGGTATGTGATTAGTGATGGTTTCTTCTGCATGACGATTGTGTTTTTACTCCAGTGGTAAAAAGTTGTCAAGACTTATTTCGAGCTTGCCTGTGGAAATCTTTTCTGCTACAGTCGGGCGGTCGTTTGAACGGCCAGATCTGCTTCCTAGACCGGAGGAGCCCCAGCTTGCCTTACGCATACCTGATTGAGGATTTACTACCCACCCATGAAGTTCATCTTTTAGCCGGCCCGAGCGGAGCCGGAAAGACCCGATGGCTGTTTCAGATGCTGCTCGAATGGCAACAAGGCCTCCCTGTACTTGGAAAGAAGTCCTATCCCTGCGAATGGGTCTACGTCTCGGGAGATCGCAGCAGGGACTCCGTAACGCGCACCCTAGGCGGTATGGGAATCGATCCGGATAAGGTTCCCTTGGTTCCGGCCTGGGACGACCACATGGGAATCAACGAGATATTCGACGAAATCCAGAAGTCGGGTGCCTCGTTCGCCATCATCGAGGCCTTCGGCAGCTTCGTCGAGCCGCCGGGCAACGGAAAATGCGTCAAGCAGTTCCTGCAACGCTGCGACAGGTTTATGAAACTGGCCGAATGCACCATCCTAGGTATCGTGGAATCCCCCAAATTGAAGCCTTACGAACGGTACGAGAATCCCCGGCAGCGGGTGTCGGGAGCTGCGGCCTGGGCCCACTTCTCGGAAACAATCTTCCTGGTCGAGCCGGATGATTTGAGCGTGCCCGACAACCCCCATCGCACCCTCACCGTTTGTCCCCGAAACGGCCCCGGAATGACCTTCAATATGGTATTCGATAGCTCCGGCAGGCTCCAGCCAGTGCGGACTTTGGACCGACTGTAACTTGTTGATAATCCGTATAGGGGGTCTGGGAGGGGAGGCCGGGACCGGCCTTTAAGGCTAAGGCGCTCTCTTATTACGAGAAATCAACAACTTACGATGAATCTGTAAGTTGTTGATTCTCTGTAATGTGGTTTCAGGCTCCCGCCGTACGTACTCCGGGAAAATTGGTTCATGTTCCCATCCCCGAGCAGAGAAGTTCTCATTGCCCAACCTTAGATTGAACTTTGCGGCACCAGTGCTTGCCGTCTTCGGCCTCTTCCAAAATACGATGTTTATCTTTACAGGTCCATTCCGGGATCGGCGGTGGAACTGGGCATGACCCATGATGATCCACTGGATGCTTTGGAAACCTACCGATCTTCGGTACGCCATTATTTAAATCATTAGGACTTGGGCCACCACACCAATACTGCTGTCCGTGAATCGCTGGAACATCCAACGGTTGCCATGTGATAGAAGCAATCGCGTCTTGGTTGGGCACTGGCCCTTCTGGTTGCTTGGTCGTTTGCGCCCATCCCATCGTTGCGAGCAGACACACGAGTGCGATTCTCATTGGTTTGGCGGCTCCAATTTCTTGATGCGGCGCTTAAGTTCGATGACCTCTGTCAACGCTACGATGCAGGCCAATGCCAAAAAGATTGCGAAAAGTGCGATCTCTTTGCAACACTCCATCATCTCTGTTTTCTCCTTTTCCCCGAGCAGCCCAAAAGTTGTCAGTCAGCGATTTCCCAGTCCTCCGCCAGCATGTCGATGTTGTTCGGATTCCACGGGACTAACTTGCCGTCAACGGTACTTAGGTAGATGTACGGCATTCCCATTTTGCTGTGCGCGTCGGGCACTTGCAGTCCAAGCCACATACCTTTGCCGTTCCAGCCTGAACGCCGTATCTTCTGCGAGTTGTCATCTTTCAGCGCCTGAATTGCCTGTCCAAAGTCCATAGCTTCTCCGCATCTGCAACACGGCTTCCCGTCGTACCAGCAATCACAGTGTTGCTTGTCATCGCTGTTCGGGCAACTGGTCTCCCAGTCCTCGTTGATGGTTGTGTCGTTCATTCTCTTCTCCCTCCCAGACCGCTCACCCCAATGTTGCCCGCATGGAATCTCGCATCGCCATCATCGCTTCCCCAACTTTCCGCCCGCAGTCCTCGCACAAATCCCAATGAAAATTACCGTCAGGCCACATATTGGCACGCGGGGCGGCATAGGAAACCGACCTTCCCCAGCAGCCTCCAGCATCTTTCCCGCAAAAATCACACGTTATTGTCGTAGTCTGGCTCATTGTCTCCCTCCCCGACCTGCGCAGCCCCAAGCTTGAATTGTGCGGCCTATTCCACGCTCTTATAGGCGGTCCACGTGCCCGGCAATTCCCTCATACTCTCCGGTTGTTGGTGAAACCCGCCGCACAAACTTTATCCAATGCGTTCTCTTTCGTGCTTCCCCTCTACAGAGTCAAGGTTGTGGCTTCAGAATCTGCATCTGCGCCGCAACGTTAGCCGCGTCCTGCGCTCCCTGGAGATAACACGATTGAGCCAGTCGCTCCAAAAAGTCCCACTCTTGCCGCCAGTCCGCATGGCGCACGGCTTCCCTGTAATAGGAAACCATTGACTGAGTGCGTTCATGGGCGGCTTCGACCAGTCCTGGAGTTGGAACATAGCCAGTAAGTTGCTCCTCTTTGCTGATCTTCAACATACGCTTCTTGCACCAATGGTTCGCGCTGCTCACGATTTTTGTTCCTCCGTCCTGACCTACTCTGGGAATGCCTGCCACTTTTTTAAGAGTTCTCGCGTCCGTTCTCTAAGCTCTGGCGGCAGACTAGAGATCGTGTAGTCGTACATCTCTTTGATGTGCGTGAGAAGTTCTTGTCGAACTTTCTGCTCGCCCTCGGCGCGATACTCAGATATCAACTTATATTTATTGAAGGCAGTGATCGGCCTCTCGCTTAACCACTCCCGCGCTCGCTCTAGATCCTCATTGGTCATCGCTAAAAGTTCCCTTCTGCCACTTGAAAGACTCGCAGACCTTTGGCGCGGTACATGTCTACTACTTGCTTACGGTCCTCGAAGATGCCCATAATTTTTTCGTTCGGCCACTGATGGATTAGGTCATCCAGCATTTCGGACTTCACAACGGAATCCTCTCGGTGGTCGCCTACCTCACGCATAAAGAGAGCCGTGCAGGGTATCTCCAATTCATTGAGCCAGTCCAGTGTCTTCTCGCGGATTTCCTCGCTGCGGCCCGTTAGAAGCATAATATGTGCCACTCCGCCAAGAGACTTAGCTACCTGTATGACCTCGGGAATCGGCTCATCGTCCGGGCAAGCCGCAAAGAACTTACGCCAATCAGCAGGCTTGGACTGGATGAAGTGCAGCCGGTGAGAAATGTCGGCCAAAGTTCCGTCGATGTCAAAGATGTAGAGCATCACTTCTTTCCTTTCTGCTCCAGCAGAGCGGCCACGTCCTCAAATTTCACCCACTTGCCGTCTGGTCGGGGCGACATTCCCGCTGGTCGATATTCATCCGCGACGAAAAACTCCCATCGTTCTAGCGGCGATTCCTCGCGCCCTCCGACTGCTCCCGACTCCCATCCTCCAGCGAATGATTGCTTGTGCTGCGGCCGTCCGGCTTCCTCCTGCACGCCCGGAATGCACTTAGGCCATTGCGGGCATTGATCCCCGGTGTACTCGCCGTGTTTAAAGCACCTGCCGCCGCGAAGATGACCGTTTACCGCTGCGGGATGCGTGCTTGGATCATGACCTTTCGGTAGGGCGCACGCGAACGAAGAATGCCCAGCAAGTAGAATCCCCGCAAATTCGCTACATTTCTCCTGCACGCCTTGGCTGGGGCGGGCTGCGTTGGCCAATTCATTTATCACTGCTTTCTGTTCGTTGGTAAGCGGCTCCGTGAGGTCACGCAAATGTTCAGCCACGTCTTGATGGCCGTGAAGTTGAGCGCGAAGTCTAGCTTTCTCGCTGCGTTGATAATCCCGGTCCTTTTGCAGGTCGGAGATAATCCCTACAAGTGGCTGGTCTAATTTAATATCGTCAACGCAAAGCAATTCGTGACGAACTTCTTCTAACTCTTTCTCGGCTTGTTCCGCACGTTTTCTCCAAGCCGCGTGCATTGTGCGCTCAGTTCCGAGTGCCGCGTCCTCGCTTGGCAGGGCTGTCGCAGGGACGGACGCGGCGTGCCACTCATGGTCGCAATATACGGTCGTCGTGCCTCCAAGAACGTATTTCGGAATGGGATTGCGAACTGAACGCTTATAACTCCTGCATTTGGGATTCGGGCACCGTTCTCCCTGCGCTTCCATCGCCGCCCTAATCTCAAACCTTTCGCCGTCTTCGAGCGGATAGAACAACCTGCGCGCCTTATCAAGAGCCTCATCCTCACAACTGGCTGTAACTCGTGCGCCTTCTGCCATACGCTTACCGTGGCGAAATCGTAAAACGCTATATTCTTTGGGCACTGCGGGTGCGGCCACGGGGACAGCAGGGTGCGCCCAATCTTCGATGCAGCTAGTCATAAGCACCACGCCGGGGTGTTTGATCCATGAGCCGAGTGGCCTATAGGTGACTTGGTCAATTTCTACTCCGGGATGAAACACGAGCACTGGCTTACCCATCGCAATAGCCATCCCGACTTCGACTAACGCTCCCTTGAGCGGGAAATCGTCTGGCTCTACATAGAGAAGCAGCGCAGTCGATGATTTGATTTCTTCCTCTAATCGCTGCCATAGCTCTCCAAAATCAGCGGTCTCTCCCCTTCCATCCTCATCGATCCATGTGGCGGAAATCCTCATTCCCTGAGAGCGAAACCGCCGCCACATTTGGCCGCGCTCCGGGACGCTCGCCCTGCTTGCGACGTAATATATCGGCACGGACTGCTCTCGTTTCTCACTCACAAATTTGCCTCCTGTTTCCTCTAGGGTGTCACCGCATCATCTAGCTCATTCAACGCCTCGATTACGCTGGCATCTTTCGCGGCCTGAAGCTCTTGCCCGCCTTCAAACGCCTGCTGCATCAAACGCTTCACGCCATCAGGAATCGGCACGTCGTGTGCGCTGAAAGTTTGTTTGCCTACCCAACGCTCAAACTCAGGATTCATATTTGGCCTCCTGTTCATATCTAGGGTGTCACCCGCAAACCCGTTTCCAAATCTTTTACTCTCCGCTATTCCGACTTTTGCGAGTGCTAGACGGGTCCCGGCCCTCAGCCTTTGTTGCCTTCTGTCAGAGTGAGAATCTTCCCAGAGGCCCGGTACTTCATTTGCAGCTCGACCATATGAAGAATCTTGCCTCCGGCTGTGCAAGCTGCGGTTGCTACCTCCGGTTTGATAGTTCCATCGACGAGGTCCTCCATCAGCGCGGCCATGAACTGCGAGAAATCAGCGCCAGTCTTGATGCCCCTTTGAGCTACTAGCGACGATTTCGACTGCCCGACTTCTGGAGTTGGCATTTTGTCTCCGGTTGGCATTTTGCCATTGGGAAGCGCAACCTTAGGTACCTTAGGTGTATCCGCTTTCCGATCTAACACTTTATAACCAGGGGTTTCCCGGTCTTCTGGGAATCGACCCTGTGCAGTTACCGTTGAATGACGCGCACAGAGTGGAGTGCCCGAGGTGATAGTGACAGCGGGAACTTCCGTCTTGGAGTCATCCCAACAAATATCGCAAATCTCATCAGTGACGCTATCTTTCGCCATTCTTCAAGCTCCGCAGATACGCCTTCATCGCCTTAAGATCACGACGCGCCTTGACCAGTTCCTTGCGCTCTTTCCATTCGAGTCGATTCGCTTCTATTTCGGCAGACCGCATCACGTGCCTTCTCGCCGTGGAAGGAACGAATCGCGTCTCCCCCTCCGTGATGCGATGGTCCAACATTCCGAACCCGATAGAGCAAACGACGGCAGACGTGACTCCTATGACCCTAGCAATGACCGCTTGAGGCACTTTCCTTTCGAGTGCGGCCTTGGCGACGATGATCGCCTCACGCGACAGCTTGCGCGGAGAGGCATGCCCCTGAATCCACTTATGCCAAGGCCGCGAGACTTCAAGCCCACAGCCACACGCGCACAACGGGTTCGGTTTGTCACTCATTGTTCCTTCCACCCGTCCGTATAGGCCCTCATTTCGCATCGACCGAGCACTGGGCATGAATGGGGGCTGGCACGTAAATGCCAGACGATTGCCACTGCTTAAACTCGTCCGGCCAGAGATTAAACTGGCAATGCTGGGTAATGTATTCGTTGATAGCTTTCTGGGCTTCTGGCCGCTTGAGTTCATCTTCCAAAGAAAATCCGCCGCCGCTTGCTGCCGCCAGACCACAAACAAATACTGCCAATACCGCCAGGCTTAAAATACTTTTCATAATCTAACCACCGCTTTCTCCCAGGTTTCAGGGCTGGGACCCGTCTTGTACTCTTTCGTGCTCAACCTTCACAGACAAAAAGGTTTCACAAACCGTTTTACGCTTCTATGATCCGCCGACCATATGCCGTTTTTGCCCTGCGGAAACGACTTGAACACCGCTCGCCTGTCACGCGCCTTGCTTAGGCATGATTTCTACATGTCAACTCAGCCTCCCTTGCCTGATAAACTCTTGGCCTTCCCGGGTCAGGTACCATTCAGAGCAATGCGAGTGCTCGATCAGGCCCTTCTTGCGGAGTGCCAACAATGTCCTCAGCCTATAGTCGGAAGAATGCATCAATCGTGTCTTCATTAGCGCATCCTTGCCGACATACAAGCCTGTACCTTTTAAACCGTAAAGCGCCAATAGTTGCGGGCCTGTGACTTTTCCGTGGGTCATCCGGGTGTCACCTAATCCTTTACTCCGCCAACCATGTCCCAAAACGAATCAGCCCCCACCAGGCCAGCAGGCAGGCTCCAATCGCCGGCAACAGCCACCACTGAAAGCTGGCCGCCGGCTGCTGGTTGCTAAGTCTTCTGCGCCGGTCCGTGGTCGCGTAATCCGTCTCTTGGCTCGTATTCATATTTTCCTTTCGTCCGCAGTTATTTCTGGATGCTCGGCCCGATACTTCCAAGCCTGCCATGCCCAATGCACATCAGCTTGGTAGTACTCCTCGGGAAATCTAGGATCGCGCTGTAGTTTTCCCATTGCCCCGCCATAGACCGCTTCGGCCCACCCTTCAAAACGCTCGCGCTCAACCGTCTCGTCGCTCATTGTGTTACTCTCCGTAATCCATCAAGGCCAGCACCGCATCGACCTTAAAGTTCATAAGATTGTCCAAGTGTGACCAGCAGGACAGGTCGCTTTCTTCGTATGCGGCGATACGACAACATGTACGTCTTGCTCGGGATCGGCTGCATGTTTTGGCGGACATTCCGGGCAGTAGGAGACCAACTTGGGCGGTCTCCCTTGGTTGCCGCCTTTCGTGGAACTCATGGGCGGAATCAAACGCTTGCGTTTTTCCGCCGTCATTCCGACAAGATGCGAAGTTGGTGTCCATCTACTCACGGTTCATCCCCTCCAATTTTAGAAACTCTCTCATCATGGCTGCACCTCCCATACCATCCCGGACCCGCCTCCGGCCACGCCATAGACATTCCCCTTGGCATCCACGATCACATTGCCGTAAGCCGCCGTTACGGGATAGACCACGGAGAAGCTCCACTGGTCCCCGCCGGGAGTCAACTCGAACAGTTCACCGGAGGTAACCCCATAAATATTTCCGGCGGGGCCGACCGTAATCCCGGATTCGGGAATATCTTCTTTCGGCGCGAACTTCTCAAGATAGGCGCACTGCCATGATTTTCCTGCGGGGAATATCTGGTACACGGAAGATCCGACAGCGCCCACTCCCTTGAGGGTAACGCCGTAGAGATTCCCCTGCTGGTCGAAGGAAACTCCCCCGTAGGGCTCCTGGTACCAGCGATTGAAGGTATGCAGAAACTGGTGATACCACTTCCCATTCAGCAGGTAGAGCTTGAAGGCCACTCCCACGCCATACCCCGGCATCTTCCCGATACCGTACATGGTGGTGCCATAGAGATTCCCCTGGGCGTCGACCGTCAAGGGGCCGTCCGGCTGGTACCAGAGGTTGCTCAGTTCGGTCAGAACTTCGAACTGTCCGGCAGCGGTTACTTCGAATATGGTTCCGCAGCCCCCATCGCACTTGCTAACCCCGCCATGCGATGCCGAGCCATAGAAATTCCCCTGGGAGTCCACAGCCAATCCAGCGGTTGGTCCGCAGCCATCCTTCCCCTCAAAGACGTGCAGCAGCGCCAGCGTGCCCTGAGAGAGCTTAAATACGGTTCCACAATCATCGGCATTGCCCCCCAACTGAGTGGTGCCATAGAGGTTCCCTTGAGTATCCAGTACCAGTCCCCCGTTCGGGTACATGCCACCAGAACCGCCGGGGAACTGGTACTGGGTAGTTTTCTGCCAGCTGCCCGCCGACAGCTCAAAGATGGTGCCACAGCCAAAGCTCCCGCAGCCTGGCCCGACAATTCCTCCCTGGAGCGTGGCTCCGTAGAGATTGCCCTGGGCGTCCATGGTGAGCTGTCCGGAGGGAATATACCCATCCGATCCTCCCTGAAACTGGTGCAGGATGGTAAAGGTTTGCGCTGGCACGATGGTTGCCAGCAGTAGAAACATCGAGAGCAGTTTTATCCGCATATTATTCTCCTTTTAGCGCCGGTCTCTTTCCATGTCAGATTCCGCTTCTAGTGTTTCGTGCGCTCCGTGTTCGTCGCCAGGTTCGGCAGTTGTTCCGCCACCAATCCAATCGGAAATCATTTTATGCCAATCGGAGCGTGGCTCTAATTGCGGATTGTCCCTGATCTGCTCGGGAGTCGGTTTGCTTTGCACCGTTTCTACCGCTTTAAAGCAATCCTCCAGCGGGAATCGGTTGTCAGCGTTCATGGTTTGTCCTCGTCTTCTTCGGGCAGGTTAGCGATCTTTTCTTGGACTCCGCGTAGATAAGCGCGAATGATTGACAATGACGATTCCAGACCGTCTTCGGCTTCTTCCAGTTCCTCTCGCGTGTTGTGTTCCGCCAAGGACCAGTGGATCACTCCGACTTCATCGTTAAAATACATTGTGTCCCTTTCTACGCTTCCGCGACTTCTCCCGCTCCCCAGGTCCGCTTGGGGATGCAGGGTCTAGCTCACTACAGCCAACGATGCTGCAACGCATACCCGCCGTCGCCAGTGTGCATCTCTCCCTTGAACGTGCTGCGCTTGCATTCAGGATCGTTAGAGTGATCGTTCGATGGGCAGGAATCGCCAGAGCACTCGAAGCCATCTGGATAGAGATAGCGGCCAAGGTTGTAAACCAGCTCGAATCCCATGTCCATGCCGCAACCGCCTACCTCAATTCCAACATCCTGCACATATCCGGCGCGGTTCTTTACTGGATCGCCCATTGCTTGCGCTGCGGCCCATGAAATATCGCTAACGGCCTTACCATCGCTGATGAGTAAAGAGATGCGCCTGCACATACCCGAGCGCGATACATGGCGCAGGATCGTATAAACGGTATCTCCGGGCTTGAGCAATTCGCGCAGGTTGAGTAGGGCTGCCGCTTCTTGCTCTAACTTAGAATCATGCTTGGGACGTGAACCGCACACGGAACACTCGTAATGTGCGTAGGGCGTGGGATGCTCCCCGAATATCTTTACCCATGCGTGCCGATATTTACAGCGTTTCGGCTTAACGGACTGCGTAGCGATTACCGCGTCACTCGTTGCCATTGTCGTATTCTCCTTGTCTGATTTGTACCCTGCAAAGCTACCGTCTGGCTTCGCCAAAGGCGCTGCGAACGGCAGCCTTCCGGGGTTAGGCTTCCACTCGTGCCATTGTGGTGTCGTCCAATCGTCCATAGTTAACGTAGTAAGCGCAATCTTCGCAGATGGTGAACTGTTGGACTTCATTGTTCACATCGCGGCCAAACAGATATTCTCGATTTCCGCCCAGATGACAGCCGCACATCTCGCAGGGATGCCACGAGAACCACGGTTCTCCGTCCTGATTGTCCTCTTGCTCTCCTTCCGGCTCACCATATGGCGTGCAGCCCGTAGAGAGAAACGATAACCCTTCATTGACAATGAACTTGTTAATGGTCTGCGTGTATCGCGCGTACTCTTCTTTGGTCATAATATCTGGCATTGTGAATCCCCTTTCCCTCTCGAAATGAACTGCTTTCGTCCAAAGTTTAGACGGGCTACTTCAATATCGAGCCTTGTAACTGCCTGCGTTTTAGCCAATCCAGCGTCTTGAGGCCCAGATCTGTATCTGGATGCTTGTGTACCCAGCGTTTCAGCAATTGCACAGCATCCAACAGGTCGGCGTGATCGTTGTACGGATCGCTCGAACGCTCTAGGGGCGGCATCTCTTCGCGGCAACGTCCGCAGACGGTAATCTCTTGGCCGCCAATGACTTCTTTCTTGCGTCCCCATTTCAATTCGTCGTGAGTGCAGGGAATGTGAGTCACAGCGTCACCCGCTCGAAATTAGCAATCTTGTTTCGCGCTTCCGTGGTCCACTTAGGCAGAACGTATCGCGCCTTCATCCAGTCTGGCTTCGTGTTGCGTCTGACATGTCTGTCATGGCAAGAAGCGATACAGCCGCGTGTCTCACCGGACGGAGTGCGATAGCGATAGGGCGTCTCGACTGGTCGGATGCAGGTATTGCAAATCTCCCGTCCATCTTCGATCCGACTGCTTGCAACTTTGACTGTGTGCGTCATATAGATTCCCTTCTTCCTTTCATCTGAGCTGATTGAACCGCATCCCGCTGAATAGTCTGAATCCCGATCCTCAAAACTTCGCGGGCAGCTTGACTAAAGGACCACTTCTGCCGTTCCGCCACAGCTTGCACCGCGTCACGCTCACTCTCTTCTATTCTTGCCTGTACATGAACTAGCATGGATACACAGTATACGATAGATACAAACCTGTCAATACTTTTCTTCATCCTTGCTGTCAATCACTTGCAGAGATTTCCACAGGACTTGACACGGTATGCTAGACTAGACAACGATGTCCGACCGACAGAGCCTTTGACCGAACTTTACTCCGATTCGCAGCAAAGCAAGACGGATGACCAAACTTACTTACCGTGTCAACCCTGACACGATGGAAAGGACCTTAGCTGGTCCTCCTCCACGCTGGCGTAACCTATCACTTGCAAGACGAGCAGCGTACTGGTCAGCTAAGGTTCGGTACCAACACATACTCTCAGAGGTAAACGCCGGCCGGGCCTTCCTGGTCCCGCGTATCCGGCCATGCCGGCAGAAGCCGCCAGCGCCTGGCGAACCATCCCGAGCAGCCGTGCTCCTGGACAACTCGCCGGACCTCTGGCCATGGGACCCGCGCTGAATGTCCGAGCCCCCTGGCTCACCAGACGGGTACGGGCCATGCGGGGGCGTACACCCCCACTTATAATAAATTGACATTTTATACAAAGCATGTTTTAATTAGCGATTATGTACGGTCACGTCTCTAGATACGAGTACGTTCCCGAGGGAGTGGAGTTTATTTATTGTCTTTACGATCCAAACTTTATTGGATAAACCGAATCAGGTCTGAGGGCCATCCGTTAACAAACGTGCATGGATTCGGAATTTCGGCACTTTTCTGCCCGGAAAGCGCGCCCGGTACGCCGCCTCCAGATTACGAGAGAGTGCAGCCAGTTTTCTGGGGGACGTAGACTTTCCCCCAATTGATCCGGCGCGGCTCAGATGCACGCGGAGAGTATCTTCTGGATCAATGGGCTTGCGCTTCTTCACGGATGGGATTATAACATGCTTTGGATGGAGGTCAAATGATTGAGCTAACGGGTAAGAACGGTCGAAAGGTGCTAGTCAATCCCGCGATGGTTGCCTGCGTGGATAGCGATCCGCAGGGGCAATGCTCGATCTTCTTCGTCGGCTACAATATCCAAGTGAAAGAAAGTTACGTGGAGATAAAGGGCGCGATTGCTGCGAGAATGCTGAAATGAAATCCATCGCCGAGCGCCCGCCGATCCTGACCGTCCACGAGGACTCGGGCGACTACATCCTCCGCGTCGGGGACACCCGCTACCGCTCGCTGGTGGTCGGCGTGTCCAAGCTGCTGACAGATGCCCGCCGGCTGATTGTGGTGACGCCAGGGGATGTGAAATTCTTTGTGATGGGGGATGGCGATGGATCCAGCGCTGACGATAGCACCGTGGCTACTGATAGTGATTCTGGTGGTAGCACTGTCTCTGAGGAAGTGATCGCCGAGCAGGAGTCGCACGCCCTACCCAATGCCGAACCGGAAGATGCTGAACCAATACTGAAGACCGTCCGCAAGCGTAAGCCTCTCAATCCAGACGTTAGGGTCGGCCATACGGAGAACTGCCAGCGCTGCGCGGGCTCGGGAAAGACCAGCGTGCTGATGCCGGACAACTCGGCGGCGGAGACGGCCTGCCCGATCTGCCGGGGCGAGGGACAGATCAAGCGTTACGGCAGTCGCCGTAGTTAGACGAACGGAACGAGGCAAAGATGAAGGACGATGATGACATCACGAAATACTACCCCTTGCCTGATTACCATCAGGTAGACGGAACCATCCTGAACCTGACGAATATACAGGTGCCGGACAATCCCTGCGACCGTGGCCCGTCCTGCACCTGCCACTACCAGAAGGCGGCGAGGAAGAAACGGAAGTCCAAATGACTCCCGACGAGATGCCCGCTTGTCGATGCACCGCGCACCCAGCGGGAGACGACCGCAAGAAGTACATGGTCATCGCGGAGTGTACCTCGGACTTCGTGGTCTTCTGCTGCAAGCGCTGCTCAGAGATTACCAAGGTCGCGGTCATCCAGGTGCAGACCTTCGGCAACCTGAAGAAGAAGGCCCAGTACGAGGCCATGCAGAAACGGCAGCGCATGGACCCGGAGCTGCTGAGGATGATTATGGCGCGGCGGCGGGGAAGAGTCAGATACCGGAGGGAAGATGACGCAGACAAATAACCAAGGCTGTATGGATCTACCAAGTTCTCCACATCACTATGAGATCGTGTGGTCCGACAATAAATCTGGTAGAGCCCTACTGGTTTGTACTCAATGTGCCAATCCTAAAAAGATTGATATACGCGAGTTCTGGAAGGACGAAGATGCCTGATCCCAAGTTAGAGCCCACCATCCCCCTGAAGCCGGGGGATATCGTTCGGCTCAAAAGCTCCACCCGCTGCATGGTCATCGAGCAACTGGTGCAGCAGGGCTCGATGGTCAACGTGGTGTTAATCAACCCGGTGGACGGCTGCCTCTACCATGAGACGGTGTGCATCGAGGCGGTGGAGAAAGCGGAGGATGACGACGATGACTAACCCTCTCCATCTCGAACCGCACCCCGAGTCCGAACGCTCCTACGCCGAACTACGATCCGAGTTCCGCGCCGAGAACCTTCAGCGAATCCGGTCGCTGCTGAAGGACTACCGCGTCAACGGAGTGAATATGAAACTCCTCGGCGAGCCCCTAGCCGCGCTCGGAGGCACCACTCCCGAGAAACGCGCCAAGCTACTCCTAGAAGCCCTCGACTCCCCAGTGGAGCAGGACTTCAACCTGGGCTCGGTCCCGGTCGAGTTCATCCAGCGCCTCGGCGACCTCGTGGCGGAATGCGATGAGTTCGAGCAGGTGACATGGCCCGATGGCATGGGCGCGGTGGATCACGACGCACCTCCCGCGCCGATCCCGGTTGAGATGATGACAGACGCGGAACAGTGTGAGTACGTGGATCGAGCGATCAAGAGTTCAGAGGATAAGTCCTGATGGATCGCCTCAAATGCAGCACGGTTACTGACACGCTCATGCAGGCAATGGAACGCGCTGAGGACATGGAAGATGTGGTTATTATTTACTACGCTAAGGATGGCTGCAAAGGTTCCATGTTTTGCAGTGAGGGGATGAAATCGAGCGATACCTTATGGCTTCTCGAACAATTCAAGGCGTGGCTCCTTGGCCTCGCCCGGAGAGATTGAATGGCTAAGTACAACATCACCCGCATAGTCCCTGAAGGCTTCCTCCACACCTCCGCCTTCCTCGAAGTCATCGACTCGCTAGCGTGGGCGCTCTCCTCCCTTGGCCATGACGTGAACGTGACCCAGAACTGGCTCTCCGAGCACGGCGAGACCAACATCGTCTTCGGCGCGGAAGTGATGGCTCCCTTCCAGCGCCTCCCGCACAATTCCATAATCTACAATCTTGAACAACCATCACATCCCAACATGGATAAGGTGAGGGCGTTTGCTCGCGGAGTTAAAGTATGGGACTTCTCTGCCAGCAACGTGAAGGATTGGCAGGACCGGGCGGTCGAGGCGTACCACGTCCCAGTTGGCTACACCCCGAACCTCACTCGTATCCCCAAGTCCTCGGAGCAGGACATCGACGTATGCTTCTGGGGCTGGCTCACTCCCCGCCGCGTGGCCCTTCTCGACTCCCTTCAGAAAGCAGGCCTCAAGGTCTATTCCGGCGCAGCCTGCTACGGCGGCGGCAGAGACAACATCATCAGCCGCTCTAAAGTCTGCCTCAACGTTCACCACGATGGCCGCGACATGTTCGAGATCGTCCGCTGCTCCTACCTTTTCGCTAACTCCAAGTGCGTCATCTCTGAGCAATCCGTGGACGACTCTGACTACCCCATCTCTCGAATCTCCGTGGACTACCGCGCCCTGCTCGACCATTGCGTGACCTATGCACGGGACCACGGCGCGGTCCGCCGGTCGATGGAACACCTGGCGCTGGAGGATTTCAGGAAGCTGGATTTCAGGATTCCAGTCAGGAAGGCGCTTGAAGGTGTGAAGGAGGTGATGCCCGCTGCAACCACAACAACCACCACTGACCTAACCGGGGGCCAGCCGAGCGTCAAACGAGCTGGTGATGTACTGACTAGAGCGCAGGAACGATACGAGCGTGGTTGTGCCGAAGGCGACATGCGCGACTTCCTCCCCTGGCTCCGCGCCCACGCCAAGGGCAACGTCATGGAGATCGGCGTCCGCGACGGCGCATCCACTTCCGCCTTTCTCCTCGGCCTCGAAGAACACGGGGGCCATCTCTACTCCGTGGACGTGATGGACTGCTCCGCCCTATTCGCCGGCCATCCCCAGTGGACCTTCATCCACGCCAACTCCACCGACCTCAAGGCCGTCGGCAGGCACATGCCCTACGAACTCGACCTCCTCCTGATCGACGGCGACCACTCCCGCGCCGGAGTCCTCGCCGACTTCCAGTACGCTCGCCAGCTTCGTCCCGGCGGCTGCGTTCTCTTCCACGACATCGACCCGGCCTGCAAGCCTCCGGGATGTTCCGCTGTGGACTGGCCGGGGGACGCGGTGCGGGACGTGTTCGAGGAACTTTCCGCCGCACTCGCTCCGCAGGGATGGAAGTCGGAGAGGCTGGAGGGCAAATATGGAATGGGGATCTTGTGGAAACCAGAAAGGGTGGCCCACCCCTGAAGATCCTGTTCATCTCGGCTGGCGGCAACACGCAGGACTACCTCCGCGATTGCGTATTCCACGGCCTCCGCTCTATCCTCGGCCCCGATGTGGTAGACGTTGGCAAGCTGAACTCCATGTACGTCGGCGCGGACCGCTCACAAATGTACGGGAAGGGAATGACCCTCTATGGAGAACTGCCGGACATCCCCGTGGACCGCACCGATATTCTGAAAAAGGTGGCCCACTCTTTCTTCGACCTCGTGATCTATGGCTCCATTCATCGCTGTCAGGACCTCCTGCACGAAGTCGTCTCCAAGTATCCCCCATCCCGCGTCGTCTACATCGACGGAGAAGATCACCCTGGCTACCTTAAAGGGCTTCCGGGGATCTACTTCAAACGTGAGCTTCACAACCCTCAGCCCGGAGTTCGCCCCATCCAGTTCGCCATCCCCAAGGAAAAGATCCTAAAGGATGGCCCACCCAAATCCCGGCTGATGGCCCCCATGGACCCGCTGGATTCCTCGACCTACATTTACAAGGACGAAGCTTCCTACTACGCCCAGTACGCCTCCTCCTACTACGCCGCCACCATGAAAAAGGCCGGATGGGACTGCCTGCGCCACTACGAGATCCTGTCGCAGTGGGCGATCCCTTACTTTCGCTGTCTTGAAGCGTGCCCCACGTCGATTATGGCCAGACTGCCGAAGCGAGAGCTGATGGTCATCAAAGATTTCCTCGAACTTCCTCTGGATAACAATCGGGAATCCCTTATGAAAAGTCTGTACGACTACCTGATCGAGCCTATCATGGAGACGATGAGGTCCTGCCTAACCACCGAAGCCCTCGCCCGCTCGATCCTCGACACCGCAAAGGCAGCCCAATGACCTCCCAGCGCTCCGTCCCCCTCGACCTCGACTACCTCCGCACCTGCCGCCTGTGGATCGCCACCCCCGCTTACGGAGGCCAGTCCTACGTCGCCTTCTCGACCGCCGTCCTCAAACTCCTTCTGCGCTGCCGCGAACTCGGCATCGTCTGTACCCACCATTACCTCCCGAACGATTCCCTCATCACCCGCGCCCGCAACAACCTGACCGACCTCTTCCTCTATTGCGGCTGGGACAACCTCGACCGCGACCTCATGCTGTGGCTGGACGGCGACGTGATCTTCGAGCCGGAAGACATCATCTACATGATCCAGCTTACTAAATCCCCGCAGTACGACATCCTCGCCGCTCCCTACACCCGCAAGGGCCTCCACTGGGACCGAATCGCCGAAGCCGCACGTCTCGGCTGGCCTTCTTCCCGCCTGCAATCCGTCGCGGGCTCTCCGAACGTCAACCACATCGTCCAGCCTCTCGTGCTGACCGAGCCGCATCCCCTGCTCGAATCCGGCACTGGCTTCCTGCTCATCCGCCGCAAGGTCTACCTCCAGATCTCCGCCGCGCACCCCGAACTTACCTACAACCGCACCAACGACGAGAAAAATACCTATGGCCGTGACACCTGCGTGGCCTACTTCCTCGACGGCATCGACCCCGAATCCCACCAGTTCCTCTCCGAAGACTGGTGGTTCTGCCGCCAGTGGATTAGACTCGGGGGAACGATCCACGGCTGTATGTGGATCTGTACCGGGCACATCGGCACTTATGTCTACCTTATGAACATGCCCGCCATCGCGGAATTGCTGAACGCGACCGACGGTTACCTTGACGGACCCACGAAAGGAAACTCGAATGCCATCGCACCTGCCACCGCCGCCGTCGAAACTGAGGTCAGTGGAAACGGAACTAAGCCTGACATCTCCCGAGTCCTCTCCCTTATCGGAGCGCCCCGTGAAGCAGCAGTCGAAGGCGATCCAGGCACGCTGGGCGGGGGAGCGGGAAGCGGAATCGGAGTTGACGGAATACTTCCGCTCGATCCCGGTCGATAAAGGCCTCGAAGTGTTGGCCCGGATGCGGAAGAACTGCACCCTTGGCGGGACCATCCTCAACGAGCGCATCAACGATCAGTCCATCCAGCGCTGCTTCACCTGCAAGAAATCCATCGAGGAATTGAACAAGCGCCCCGGCGGCTTCCGTGGCTGGCGCATGAGCCGCCCACGCTACCACCCCGAGGACCGGAACATCAAGATTGTCGATAACTTCTGCTCCGACATCTGCATCGCCATGGCGCACCAGAAGGAGCAAGGCGTGCGCGGCGTGCCCGACCGTGGGATGCTCCCTTCTGATAATCCCGAGAATCACCCTCGGCAGGTTGATGTCAAGAACCTGCATGAGAAGGCGATCTGATGTTCTGGGACCAGGTAGAATATTCCCGAGTCTCTTCTTCCCTTGTGCAAGCCTATGGAAGAAGCGGGGATGTTTTCTACTACGGCAACGGAGACTCGGAGCCGTCTGCGTTTAAAAACATGGAAAGGGTGCGGATGCTCATCGAGTTACAGCGGCGGGTAAGCCGACTCCGATCCTCATCCGAAGAGATGCAAGCGGGAGATGTGCTCGATATCGTTGAGGAGTTGCTGCGATGCTTGATCTGAGCCGCTTCGAGACCTTCTGCTCGCGCCTTCCTATCAAGGACCGCGATTCCGGTCGCATGGTCCCTTTCATCTTCAACCCATCCCAGCGTAAGATCATGGAGAAACTGAAGGCGCATCAGGCGAAGAAACGTCACCTGTGGCTGATCTTCCTCAAGGCTCGCCGTCTCGGCATCTCCCGTCTCATGCTCGCGCTCGGCATCGCGCATATGCTTCAGAAGCAGAACGCGAACGGCCAAGTCGTAGCCCAGCTCACCGCTACCGCGAAGGAATTATTCTCGCAGGCAAAGGAGTTTGCAAGCGCTCTGCCCTTCAGGCTTCCCGAGCCCACGCAGAGCGAACTGTTCTTCCCCCATTCCGATGGCGTATCCTCCTTCAAGCGTTCGACAGCAAAGACTGTGATCGGCGGTCGCGGCCTGACCCACTCCTTCCTCCACCTGACCGAAGCCGCATTCTATCCTGGCGAGGATTCTTTCATCGCTCTCCTCTCGACCGTCTCCGGCGCGGACCCGGATAACGTTGTCGGCATCGAAACCACCGCCAACGGCATCGAGGGCCCCGGCGAATCCTACTACAAATACTGGCAAGCTGCTGAAACCGGAGACAACGAGTTCCTTTCCATCTTCCTTCCCGTGTGGGACGACCCCGGCACCCGTTGGCCGGATAAGATGGCTCCCGACGCTCCCCGCGACGACTACGAGAAATGGCTGATGAGAGAGTTCAAATGTACCAAGGGCCAGATCGCGTGGTTCCGCTCGACGCTCGAAACCAAATGCGGTGGCTCGATCTACAAATGGCGGCAGGAATACCCTTCGACGCCCGACGAGGCGTTTGTGTCGAGCGGTGATCCCATCTTCGAGTTCCAAGAGTTAGAGTACATGCGCCGTTCCTGTTGCGCCCCAATCTCCCAAGGCCACATCCTCGGCTCTCGCAACTCTCCCCGCTTTGAGGAAATGCGTGGCGGCCCCCTCCGCATCTGGGAGACTCCCCAGCCTCTGTGCCATTACTTCATCGGCGTGGACGCGGCCAAGGGCGTCGAGGACGGCGACTTCGCGGTCGCAGTCGGATGGAACGCGGAAACCGGAGAGCAGGCGTTTACCTACGCAGACAAGATTGGCCCGGAAGCGCTTTCAGAGAAGGTCAACTTTCTGGGCAAGTGGTACAACAAGGCGATGGTGAACGTTGAGCTGACGGGCGGCTGGGGCTACCAGGTGATGAAGGATCTCCGCGACCGCTTTCACTACCCGAATCAATATCTATGGAGGTCAAGGGATGACAAACCAGACACCAAAGGGAGGCAGGCGTATGGTTGGGAAACAACGGATCGCTCTCGTCAAATGTTATTCACTGTCTTTAGAAAGTCTGTTAGGGCTTCGCTTCCGCGTGATTACGGTGACGGAGAGCTGGTCACTACGCCCGAGGTGGTGGTCAAGGATATCCAACTATATTCTCAGGCGTCCAAGGCTCAGAGCGACATCGGCTGGCGCTGGCGTGTACTCAAAGGCCACGACGATATCCTGATGGCGGGCTGGCTCGGATGGATCGCCAATATCCAGTATCACATCCCCCATCCCGACCTGCGAAAGATTGGCTCTACCATGTCTGAGGAACCCCGGCTCGGGCTTTCTTATGATGATTCTCCAGAGACGACGGCTGCGGGGGTGATCGGCTACTCCTCCACCCAGCACTACAATAAAATTATGAACTGGTCGCACACGCAGAGAGAGCGCGACCGATTGCGAGGGATCTGATGCGTGACCCATTCGCGTTCTTACAATCCGAGTCACCGGAGCGGGTGCGATTACTACTCCTATTGGCGCTGGTCAAACAACAAGGCGGCGAGGTCAAACTGTCCCTCACCGACCTGACCTCGATCGACGACGGCGCAGGCCTGTTCCGCCGCACCAGTGACAAAGGCGATGAACTCGTGCTATGCTTCGCTCGAAAGGGAGCGGAAGCCTACTTCCTCTCGGAGCCGCAGCCATCGTCACCCGCACCCAACCCGCGCACGCGAGTGGTCCAGCCGCAACCGTCGCAACCCTCCCCACCTCGCACGACAGTCCACAGCGATCTCGACTTGGCCCTGCTGGAGGAGCAGCAAGCGGAGCGGATGCAGGATCTCCAGGACCGCCAGACCCGTCAGGCGCGACGGGAAGCTGGAGCCCCTCCGTGGACAACTCGCCCCTCCTGACCGGCGACGAGCGCAAGGACCGTGAATCCGCATTGACCAAGTACAACGAGGTCATGCGCCGGTTCACTGCGACCTTTAAATCCTCCGAATCCGAAGCCTACGGCACTCTCCTGCGCGACCTCATGGACAACTCCTCCCTGTTCATCGCGGGCCAGATCATGTCGGCCAAGGAGATCCTCGACAAGACGGAGGACTTGCAACTTCACCTGAAGAAGGCTGGTGGCGCTGGCGGCAAGACTATGGGCGATATGTTCAACGAGTGGATAAACGGAGGCTACGATGCAGCTTCTAGTCTGCGGTGACGGCGCAATCGAATGCCCCATCTGCTCTCTCGTTCTCACCCTCATCAAGCATCGCTATCAGGTCGCGGTCGAAGCCGTCCACAAGCCCTACCAATGTCCATGGTCAGAGTGGAAGTTCCGCGTCAACCTGCTTACCGGGCAGGCCGAACGCATCAAGGAAAAAGCGGCATGATATAGTCATCCACGAGGGACCGATCCGATGAACAAACCCAATCATGCCCGTAACCGACTCAACCGCACCCGCCCCATGCCCGCCCCCGGTCGATCCGGCAAGGGTAAGGTGACGGCGCGTGCCCGACACAGGAAGAGGTACTGAGATGACAATGTTTCCAATGATTGATGAACAGATACGAGATCGTGAAATAATCGCGGATGCTGTAGGTCCTCATGGAGAGCAGGATGTTGATCGTTGCTGGTGTGATGAGTGTACGAAGAATCGTCAACTGGGCGATACTCTCGGATTAGGATTAGGATTCTGATGCCCACCCCCATCCCCTCCCACGACTACGGCTCCCCGGATGAAGAAACCAACCGCGCCTTCCGCCAGCGCCAAGGTACTCTGCGCGGCACTCGTGTAGGCCTCCCCGGACGCGACGACTCATCGCAGGACCGTAACGGGCGCTGGTATCCGGGGCCAGAGCGCAAACGTAATGACTAATGGCTAACCTTGCCCTCATCACGTCGCGCAAAACGGCGGACTACAGGTCGCCAATATCGAAGCATCTCGACGAATGGGAACGCATCTCCATCGACCACCGCGACCGCTCCCTTGGCCGCGACTGGTACAACGATGTCGAAGCCTTCTACCGCCTGACCTCTGAAACCGACCCTCTCCCGTCCTTCCGTCCGGCGATGCGTATCCCGCAGCTCCAAGTCCTGATGATGCACGAGGCCAACGATCTCTCCGAGACCTCCCCCCGCCCGTACATCACCGACAACTCCGAGGGCAAGCGCGACGAGTCCCGCGAGAAGGCTCTCCAGTGCCAGTGGCGTCAGTCCCAGATCAACTACCACGCCATGTACACCACGCTCATGTCCCTGTTCACCGGGATGTGCCCGATGCAGATCGGATTCTCTCCCGATGCACGTCAGGGCCGAGGCGCTCTCTGGGCCAAGATGCGCGACCCGCGCACCTTCAACTGCGACCCGTGGACCGACTACACGCTCAACTGGTCCTACCTGATCCTCGAAGACCGGATGCACCTCGAAGAAGTGAAATCCATCTGGGGCGCGGCGGCTTCCCAGGTGAGGCCCCGAGTGCAGGGACGATCCGTTACTCCATTCATCGGAGACTCGGGATATGGCGTACAGATGCCGGCGGGCCCAATGTCGATGGTCCCCGGACTTCCGTCAAACAAAGCGATCCCCGACGACAATCGCGTCCGCGTTCGCCGCTGCTTCTGCCTCGACTACACGCGCCAGAAGATCGAATCCGATGAACTCCCCGAGGGCGCGATCATCCCGGCGGACTTCGAGTGGAAGTACCCGAACGGTCGCATGATCGTCGAGTGCGAAGGCTACGTCCTGCAAGACGGCGATAATCCGTTCCCGCTGAAAATGTTTCCCATTGTCCCGTTCTGGTCCACGCTTCCCCTGTTCGGAATCTGGACCGTCCCGGCGATCCGCTACTCCATGCAGCTCCAGGGGAACGCCGAGCGTCTCTACACGCAACTGTTCGAGAATGCCGTCCGCGTCAACAACGGCGTGTGGTTCATCGACGAGCGCACGGGCATCGACACGGAAGCGTTCGGCGGCATCCCCGGCGAAGTGCAGGTCATCAATGCTAATTCTCCCGTTCCCCAATGTGTCGCGCCGCAGGGACTCTCTCAACAGGCGTACCAGTTCCCCCAGATCCTGCTCGACAAGCAGAAGGAACTCCAAGGATTCACCGACGCCCGCGCTGGTAAACCCGGAGCCGGGAACATTTCCCCGGAGTTATTCGACGAATCCGTCGTCCGCTCGCAAGGCGTCACCCAGCTCCGAGGCCGACTGAACGCGCTCTCCTTCCAGCGCATCACCGATCTCATGTTCTATACCATGGCCCGCTACATGAAGCCGCAGACCATGTTCGATAAGTCCGAGAAAGGTTACGATCCCATCAAGTGGGAGCCGGTCACGCGCCCCGACCAGTACGACGTGGAACTTGATCCGGCATCGCTGCGTCCATTTAGTCAGACGATGCTACGGAAGCTCGCGGGTGAATTGCGGAAGGCCGGTCTCCTCGGAGTCCGCCGCACCTTGCAGGCAATCGACTGGCCGGATGCGGAAAGCGCGGCGGAGGAAGTGGAGCAGGAGCAAGCGCTGGCTGCCTTGGCTAAGACTAGGGGCGCTAAAAAGTGAGCGCATCTTCCGATTGGCGCGGCCAGTGGCTCTCTCTCCACGACCTTGCTGTCCTTATGAATAAATCCTATCCAATGATCTGTAAAATGTGGCGTGAGGGCACTCTTTCGATGCCAGGAATAGTGATCTTCAACGAAGGCCGTCGCGTCTGGGTACGCTTGAACGACCAGGTTTACGATTCCCTCACCCGTACCAGTTAACCGATCATATTGACCTTATCTTGCCGTTAACCGCATCCTGCGGTTGTGCAGCGTCTGGAAATCCTCGAACTCACGCTTGACCGCCCCGGCGATTACGACTTCATTCGTGTCGCCGTGGATGGTCATCCGGTAATCCCGTTCGAGATCCCAAAGTCGATTCGCCGGGAGCAATTCACCCGAGACGAAGATTTCCTGGCCTATTTGCAGCGGCAAGCGATCACTCTGCTTGAGTCCTATGGGGACGCGAGGGAACAGAGGGCGAATTAGAACTACCGTCAACGGTTGATGCTTCTCTCTCCCGCTGGCGGATCTTACGAGAGGAGGTGCTTTCATGGCTCGACGCAAGCATCGTGGCAAGAAACGGAAGTAGTTAGAGACATCACGGGGCGGTGAGATTCCGCCCCCACTTTATTCGAGGAGACAAGCACATGCCAGGATCCATGGGTGAAAAGACATTCGATGAGGAGATCCTCAAATCGCCACTTTACGTTGGCCGTCCGAAAAACGAGCCCGGTCCGCAGGTGAACAACAACCCCGTGGCCAAGCCGGAAGATCCCCTGAAGCTGATCCCCGGCAACTCCAAGAAAGCGCGGTAGCTCCATGAAGGCTACACACAATCGCGGCAAGTCTCTCAAGGGGCACAAGGCCAGCGGCGGTCGCGTTCGCATGAAGATGCCCAAACGCGCAAAGAAATGGACGGGTCGCTCCTGATGGCATCCCCCGCATCCTCTCCGGTGGACATGAAGTCGATGATGGCGCAGCAGATGGTCAAGCGCCTCGCCGCTCATGGTCCCCAAGGCTCCGACCCGAACCAGTCCGGTCGGCAGCTGTCCGAGCAGATGTCACAACTTTCCGGCGCGGACCCGCAGATGTTATCGAAAGCCGCCGAGCAGGTGAAGTCGATGCTGGTGGCGATCTACACCAAGACCGCGTTTCAGGTTCCCGAAGCCGCACGGCACGCGGCCACCGCCCAGAAAGCCGTGGATCAGATGTTGAAGGCTCTGGAGCAGGGCGCGGCCACGGCTCAGACGGTTCAGCCCATCGTGAACCAGGCAGGCATGAGCGGGGCGGATCCGAACGCAGGCGGAACGCAGGGAGCGATTCCCCAATCAGGAGGCATGTAAATGGCGAAGAAATGGGCCGAAATTCTCAAAGATGGCACCGCGTACCCGGATGATTTCACCGTCACCCTGAAGAATGGTGAAGTGATGTCTTTGGGCGATATGCGCTCCTACGACAAGGAACACGAAGGCGAACTCACCCGCAACCTGACCGCCAAGGAGCAGGAACTTTCCGCCCGCGAGCGTAATGTCTCCGGCGCATCCACGGCCCTCGCGCAGCGCATCAAGCAGGCTGCTGATGCCGCTGGCATCTCCGTTGACGATTTCATTGAAGGCAAGATTCCATCGAGGAAACAAGTCGCCAAAGAGCAAGACCTCGATGAAGACGACCCCCTGGTCGGCAAACTGGTGAAGGAACTTAGGGCCGTCCGGCAGGAACTCTCGACCACCCAAGCCTCGATCAAGGACATCCGCGAGAAGGCCATCGGCCCGGTCATCAACACTTATCTCGAAGACTACTACGAAGGCCGCTGGGAAAAATTGTCCACCAAGCTCCCCAAGGGCGCGAAGCTTGAACTGAAAGACGTTCTCTCCTACGCCGAGAAGGAAGGCCTCAAGGACGGCAAAGGCCGATTCAACCTGGAGAAGGCCGTCCGCGATCTCACCTACGAGCAGCGCGTGGCCGAGGACGCCGAGAAGCGCGTAGCCGATCTCCGTAAGAAGGACGATGACCAACGCGTGCTTGACTCGATCCCTCAACCGGGAAACACCCGCGCTCACCTGAAGACCCAGCCCCAGTTTAAGAATGCCAAGGGCGGCACGAAATCCTTTGACGAAGTTATGAACGACGCTTTGACCGACACGGATCTGTGGCGGCAAGTCGGCACCGCATAAACGTAGCGAAAGGGAATCATCATGGCGAACAGCGTAATCGGACTCGGACTCGCAACTCCCCCGGTCCTGTTATCGAACACCGTCAACGCAATCAGTCAGAAATACATTGTCCCGGTCCTCGGTGACAACGTATTCAAGCCCTCTCCCGTGTTCTGGGCGCTGACCCGTGACGGCAAGAAATTCGGCGCGGGCGAACTGGTCTTCCCCGAAATCAACCAGGAAGAACTCCCTGGCGGCGCGTACTACGGCGACCAGCTCCTCGACACCTCCGTGGTCGATTCCGTCCAACCCGCCGACCAGGTGTGGCGTCCCTACCGCCAGCCGATCGTCATCCCGATTACCGACGTAATCCTCAATCGCGGTGGCGCGGGCAACCTCGACATCATCAAGCTCAAGTACCAAACGGCGTCCGGCTCCTTCCTCCAGAAGCTGTCCCGCGCCCTATGGCACACCGCCCCGCAGAACACCTCCCTCGACATCGACGACATCAATTCGTGGGCGGGACAGACCACCAACACCATCGCGGGCATCAACCGGAACCTCGCTGCGAACACCTTCTGGCAGCCGGCGGGCAACCAGACGAATACCTCCGGCTCCCTGACCCCGACCAACGCGGAGATCGCTTACCAAGCTGTTACGTTAGGCTACGACGAGCCCGACCTGATGCCGATCGTGCAGAACCGCTACGCCGGCTTCAAGGGGAACTTCACTACCCTCGTGCGCTTTGGCCAAGGGATGCAGGACGAGGAGGCGTTACAGGTCGGATTCCGCAACCACTTCCTGTTCAACAACGCCATCGTGGTGCCGGATGTGTTCGCCACGGCGAACTCGGCGTATTTCCTTAACAGTAAATACTTCTTCCCGGTCTTTCACGAGGCGGATTACTTCAATGTAGACCCATTCGTAAAGCCTAGCAACCAAAGGGTGTTAGTATCCACGATGTACCTGACTTGGCAGCTCTCGTGCATCTCTCCGAGAATGCTGATCCAGATTACTAACATCACGAGCTAAAGTTACTACTTAGTAACGGAGACAGAACATGGCAGTCATCAACACGGTAAAACGGATCTATCCGGGACTCGGTTCCCCGACCGTCTACTTCTCGAACATCAACGCCGCCATCATCAACGGCAACACTACCATCTCCTGCCCGGTTGGCTCGAACGTCCAGACCAACCAGTCGGGTACCGGTCCTGTTACCTGCGGCATGGTGCGCGTCAAATCAGAATGGATGGGCACGTTTATCAACACCGGCAACGTCTTCCCCAACAACACACAATGCCGCGTGCTCAACATCTGGGGCGATGACAGCTCCTCGAACGTGGTGCAGCTCTACGACGGCGATGCCTTCATCGGCGCGGCCAACCTAAACATCGACCGCATCTATTTCTTCAACTCGGATCTCCCGCTGGCGAACATCAACGTGTCGCTGAACGTGCAGGGGATCAACTCCACCTCGGCGACGAACGCGCTGTTCTCGGTGGAAGTGGCGGCTGGGCCGTAGGAATCGGAAGTTGAGGGGGCGTGCCTGACGGGCTGGGCTTCGGCCCGGCCCGTTAATTTTTATAAGGAGGACTACGATGGCTGAATACCGACACAAAGGCTCCGGCAAGGACAAGAAATATCTCTCGAAGCTCTACGGCTTTCGTGACAAGATCAAACGCGGCTCGAAGAAACGGAGCTAAGAGTGCGCTGGTGGCTGCTCACATTCGTTCTGCTAACAGGATCGGCGTTCGCCCAGCTGACCACGGCGGTCACGGCCCAGGTGGCCGACGTGAATGGCTCCCCCTACGTCAACTGCCAGTGGTCGGTGACCTTTGTCGGTCAGTCCACTGCCCCCGGTGTTGGTCCTTACGCGCCCGCCGCCTTGCTCAACGGGCAGCAGGGGAAATGCGACTCAACCGGTCTCCTGACTCTTAGCCTCGCGGATAACGTCAACACAGTCACTCCCACTCCGTCCCAGTGGCAGTTCAACATCTGCTCCGCCTCCGGCTACCCGGCTGGCCCGTACTGCTTTCAGAAACTTCTGACCATCACCGGGACCTCCCAGAACATCAGCGCGGCTCTGACTGCCGTTGCCCCAGTTCTCCCCGCGTTCAACGGGACCAATCTCCTGCCGGGGACTCCCACTGGATCAATCCAAGTGGCAACCGGGTCCTCCGTGTTCGCCGGAGCGCCGTCTCCGATATACGCATCGCAGCGTCCCGGAGCGGACTGCGGGGCCAAGATCAACTCTGCTGACGCGGCACTTGGCTCCAATGCCGGAGAAATCTGGCTGGACAAAAATTGCGGTTCGACCCTGACGACCCCTGTTACCTTGAGCGCCAACCACCACCTGAAGGTCGTCCAAGGCGGGCTCTATACCTACTGCGGAGAGTGGAAGCTCAACACTTCTTCCTCGCTCGAAGGCACCATCTCCGGCTTTGTCGAGAACATCTCCGTCCAACCCCTGCCGCCGGTCCTCTTCCAGCAGGCTCCGGGATGCAATCTCGCGGTCAACTTCGATATCGTCGGGGCGAACGTAGCCATCTCGAACATCGGCCTCAGCTTCAACAATTCCTCAAACGCCGCCGGGGTCGGCATCCAGACTGATACCACCACCTGCTCGACCAACGGGTGCCTCGGCCATCTTCTGCTCGACGGCGTGACCATCGCCCAAGGTTACAGCAACAACATCGTCATCCAGTCCACGGGGACGATTGACCAAGCGGTCGGCGCTCAAATCTGGCGTACCGTTTCCGAGAACTCCCTGAACGGTGACGGTCTCACCGTCCTCAAGACCACCGATGTCAAGCTCCACAACTACTTCGGCGAGACCAACGGGAACTGCGGCATCACCATCACGGGATCTACCGTCTGGACCGATACCTCTCCTGATATCTCGACCAATAACAACTGCGGCGTCTACATCTCCGGCACCCCGTCGAATCCCGCCGGCCTCGTTATCGAAATCCCTTCCATCACCTCTCCGTCCCTGACCTCGGGCGTCAACGCATCTCTCGACGGCGGGATCGTGGTCCAAGGCTGGGACTCGACATCCTCGACCTGCAACAACGCCTCGCTCATTATCATCGGCGGAGCCTTCAGTGTTACTGGCGGCACTCAAACGAACGCCTGGGACATGATTCACATCGAGAACACGGGCGGGGACCGGATTGCGTTCTCGAACTTCCTCGGCCCCGCTTCTGGTTCCGTCGCACGCTATGGCTATTACCATGGCAACACCCATGCCTGCACCCTGCAACCGGATGTAATCATCGGCAACGAGTTCGTTGGGACCTTCGGCACGGGTAGCAGCTCCCTCTTCTCCTACCTCTCCGGCGATGTCCTTCTGGCCAACAACGAAAGCGGCAACGCAGGCAGTTCGCTCGCCGAGTTCACCAATCACTACCTCCCGAATACCTATCCGCTCTACGCCGCGAACGCCGCTGGCGCTCCGCAGAAGGCATTGTTTACCGACGCCTCCAATAATCTATGGATCACGGGGGACCCGACCGCAGGCGTGATCGCGTTTCAGCCGCACGGCACGGGAGCGACGATTGCTTCCCTGACCAACTCGGGGATGCAGCTTGGGGCCTTGGCCGTCACCAATTCCGAAGTCACGCATAACATCCTGACCGGCTCCGGCACCCTGACCTACACCGCCATCTCGACCCAGACTTGCCAAGAGCAGGCGATCACCGTCACCGGAGCTTCAGCCACAGCGGGCGCAGCAACCGCTTCCCCGAACGCCACCCTCGGCTCGACCAATCTCTCCTGGTCCGCCTGGGTGAGCGCAACCAACACGGTCTCGGTGCGTGTGTGCAACGTGGCCACGACCTCAACCATTACCCCGTCCGCAGTCACCTGGACGGCATTTGTGATGCAATGAGCCTAGTCGGCGAACTGATCCTCAGCTTCCGCGAACTGGCGACGGACCTACCGCAGGTCATGCCGCCGCCGACGCTCGTCTCACTCGCAGGCCAGACGGTTGCTGGGGGGATCTTCCAAGCAGGAACCTATTTCGTAGTCGCCACTCTCCTGTCCAGCTTCGGAGAGACGGCGCAGTCGCTCGAACAAACCGTCACCCTGAGCGGAGGCCAGAACTCGATCCTTGGCGTTATCACCTACCCGACCACGGGCGTCACCGGAGCGCGTTTCTACGTCACCCCAGTCGGCGGGCTCGCGGGCACGGAACTCAACTTCCAGGAGTTCGATTTCTCGAACAGCATTACCAATTTCAACATCACCAATCCCGCGACCACCGCGACTCCGCCTTCGCGCTCGACCGCCTACCTCCCGGACACCGACGGTCCGGCGCTCGGAGCCTACGCTGCGTACCGCTGGCTGAATCAAGCCCTCGCGTGGGCGGCGGGAAAGAATCGTGGCGGGCTGCCTGACTTCGGCGCGGTGGGCACGACCAATGGCATAGGCAACTATGTCATGCCGGGATACTGGAAGAAAATCGACACCGCATGGTTCGACGGCTACCCTCTCGGCCTCCTGAACAAGAACAATGTATTTCGTCGTCAGCCTGTCCCCGGTTACTCCGGCGCACTGACCATCTTCCAAGCCACCGACCGCCTGATGGTTGAGTGCTGGCCGCAACCCAATCGAACTTCCAATCAGACCACCCTAGCCTCACCTATGGCAGCGACGGACACGGTAGCCAATCTGACCTCAACCGCCAACTTCGTGCTGGGATTTGGGATGGCCTCGATCGGCACGGAACTCGTATATTATTCGGCCATCAATAACAATCAGCTAACCGGACTCCTGCGTGGGATGTGCGGCACGACTCCGGCGGCATGGCCCACGGGAGCATCCTCGGTCGAGCTGAACCTGATGATCAGCGGCTACCGCGTACCCTCGACCTATGCCCCTGGTTCAGCCCTCTCGACCCTGTATCTCCCTCCCGGCTGGGACGAAGCCTTAACCTCGTATATGCTCCATCGCTTCCGCAAGGCCGAGCAGGACGAAAACGGGGCCAAGACCTGCTTGCAGGAGGCCACGCAAAAACTCTCGGATCTATCCGCCAACCGGATTATCGCGGGGCCACGGCAGATCCAGCCATTTGGGACGCAGGGGCCGGAGATCGCGGTCGGTCTTGGATCGCCGTTCGGGGGAGTTATCATCCGATGAGCCAGATGCTCGTCCACTCCCGCTTCCTCAAGGGCCTTCAGGCAGGCTTCGACAAATTCTCGCAGCCCAAGGACTCCATCGCCCGGGTCTCGAACTTCCTGTTCACCAAGCGGGGAGCTTTAAAAGTCTGCGACGGAAGCTTGCTGCTGTCCGCGTTCAACGGAGCCTTGGAGACCCTCCCGTCCAACTTCGGAGCGTGGCTTGAACTCTTCCTCTACCAGCCCATCGGAACCGCGCCGGGGTACTTCGGGATTTACAAGGACTACGGCGCTCACCTTTTCAATCCCGGCTCTCTGGCAGCCTCAGCAGGGTCCTCGGGGGTCCTCTCTGGGACCTATTTCTATATCGTAACCGCCTCCGACGGAGCCGGAGGAGAAACCGCAGGGTCGAACGAAGCCACGGTGACGCTTTCTTCGCAGAAAGGTTCCCTAAGCTGGACCGCAGTCCCGAACGCCGCTTCCTACAACATCTATCGAACCGCGAGCGGCGGAGCGTCCGGCACCGAAGTTCTCGCGGCGACTGGCGTCCTGACCAACTCCTACACGGATAACATCCCCGACAGTTCCCTTGGCACCAAGACTCCGCCTGCGGCCAACAACACGCAGCAGACGCAGTTTGTCGCCATCCCTTCCGGGAGCTACGGAGCGGGGAACATCGTGCGAGCGTTCCCGGCGGACGCCTTCCCGATTCTTGGCGGGATTCCCGGCGGCATCGGAGGAGGCGCTTACGGCAAAGGCGGAAACGTCTCCCCGACATTCCAAGGCGGAGTGACCGGAGCCATCTCTCCTATGCCCATGATCGTCGGATTCGTCAACAAGATGATTCTCGCGCTGGGGAACGGGATCACGCCCTTTCAATCCGACGCGACGAACCTTGGCACTATCCAGCTGACCAACACCTTCACCGCCAGCTATCCCGCGTGGGCTACATCCGTCGCCACCAATGTCGGTGATCAGATCCAAGCGACGGTCGCCGGAACCGCGTATGTATTCACCGCCACGCAGGGAGGGATCACCAACTCCTCCGGCGCTCCAACTTTCCCCGCTACTCTCAATGCCACGGTCGTCGATGGCTCCGGTTCGACGGTGATCTGGAAAAACTCCGGCCAAGTCTCCGGTTCTCCCGTGCCTCGCGGCGCGGCGCACGAAGAAATCTACGCTGGCTCCCTTTGGGTGGCAAATACCTCTCCAACCGAAACCTCCGACCAGCTCGACGGTCCCTCTGCCCTGCGTATGTCCGACCTCAACTCCCCGAACTCGTGGAACCCGCTGAATGCCGCCCAGATCGAGCCCGACGATGGCGATCAATGCACCGGCATCAAGGCGTTCACCATCGCTGAGGCCGGGATCGCTCCGCAGAACTTCCTGACCTATTTCAAGAACTTCTCGACCTTCATTATCCAAGGAGTATTCGGCTCGACCGACTTCTCCATCGTTCGCCTTCAGACGGACATGGGCAATATCGCTCCCCGCTCGCTTCAATTCGTCCCCGGCTTCGGCATCCTGCGGCTGTCTCACCTCGGATTCGCCAAGACCGACGGCATCACGGATCGACTGGAGAATCCCGAAGGGCTGCGTCCCTATCTGTTCGGCGGCGAGACCGATATCAACCCGGTGGACTGGAATTATCTCTACTTCTCGAAAGCCGCCCAGACCGCCAATCCTCCCATGTACGTCTGCGCCTGCCCGGTGCTGCCCATGATCGCGGGGAACATTGCATTCGTGTTCGCGGCGATGGGTTCGGGCGGATCGCTCCAGTCGGGGACTTACTGCATCAAGGCTTACCTGGTTAAGTTCAATGGCACGCTCCTATATTCGACGGAGGTCACTGCCAGCGGCGGGCCGGGGACCAAGATCACCGTCACCCTGCCCGTAGCCGCCCAGCAGGGCAACTACTGGATCATCTACTTCGGCATCGGCTCGGGCAACGAGAACCAGTTCGTCCAGGTTCTCTCGTCGCAGACGACCGTGACCATCAGCGCTCCAGGCATCGCGGGCACCCCCGGCTCCTCAAATGGCTGGCTGACGCGCCTGTTCTGCTACGACCTCGTTCTCAAGGCATGGTCCGTCGTCGATCTCCCGTTCCCTATCTCGGTCCTGCGGCAGTTCCGTGCGCCGGGGACGATCCCCCTGACCATCATGGGAGGATTCTGGGACGGCGGGGTTCGTCGCTGGCAAGCAGGGGATGCCACTTGGGACGCGGGCGCTACCAACAACTTCGCCCCCTCAACGGCGGTCCAGTGGAAAGTCCGAGATTCTGAGGTTTACGACGACGGCGCAACTTCAAAGCTGTTCAGCGATCAGGTTATAGTTCGCGGCGGAGACGGGATTCCCCCGACGATCACCTTGGAGGTCGTTACTGGAGGGAAGTCCCAAGGAATCCTCCCCGCACAGATCACCAGCCTGACCGCGAACCAGTACGAGGCTCGCACGCGGGTATTGCAGACGATCGAGAATCTCCATCTGAATCTGGCTGGGTCGGGGCCGACTACGATCGAGTCGATTGGGTATGAATTGACCAAGAAGCCGGTGGGATCGGCGCTGGTGTTCTCGTGATTAGTCAACTCGAAATCCGCCACCCCCACGTCAACGAGGTCCCTGATGACCTGATGGTCGGCTTCGAGTGCTTCAAGATGGACCCGGAGTTCCAGTGGGTGCTGATCGTGGACGGGAAAGTAAAAGCCCAGATGATGTGCGCGAACATGGCCGGGATACTGTTCATCATCCGTCTGGTGTCCCACGCCGACGCCCCGCACGGATGGGCGGTACAATTCTTCCGCCACGTCATGCGCGAGGCCAAGGCTAACGGGATGATCGGCTATGCTACATTTCTCTCGGATAAGACCGAGGGAGAGCGTAAGCTGATGAAAATCGTTCAGCGGGTAGGTGGCTTGCTTTGTCCTGTGAGCGGCGTGTGGGCTTTCGGAAGTACCGAGGTGAACTACTGATGCCTCCGATTTTAGGAATTGCGGGATTGTTGCCAGCCTTAATCGGTGCTGGGGTGACCGGGGTGACCACGGGACTTGAAGCCTCGGGTGCAATCGGTGGTGGGGGTGGTCCATCGCAAGCCACCCAGCAACAGGAACAGTTGACGCAGCAGGAAGCGGCCCAGAAGCAGCAACAGCAACAGTTGCAGCAGACGTTCAAGTCGTTCGCTCCTGACGCGCAGGCGCAAACCGGAGGCTCGCTGTCAGACTCCTCCTTTGCTTCCCTAGTAGCGGAGTTAGCGGGCCAGCCGGGGAACATCGGGACAGCGCAGCAGACGATCTTCGGCAGCACGCCGGAATCGGGATTGGGGGCATCGTAATGTCGGAAGTTCTCTCACAAATCGGCACCTTCCTCGGCTCGACCACGGGCAAGGGACTGCTCACCGCCGGAACCGCTGGCGGCGGACTGATCCAGAACATCCTCGCCAACCGTGAGGCCCAGCAGAAGCAGAACTTCGTCGAACAGCTGGTTACTAACCCGGCGAAATGGAATGCCTTCGTGGCCTCGAAGGAGCAACCTTTGCAGGCTGGACTGACCGCTGACATCGCCCGTTCAACCGACGCTTACGGAGCCGAACGCGGGCTCGGGTCGTCCCCGGCGGTGATGAAGGATGTCTACGCGCAGGCATTGGCCCCGTACATCCAGAACGAGCAACAAATGGCGCAGAATGCCGCATTGCAATCCCTCGGTATCTACGAAGGCTCCCCGACCACCAAGCCAATCGACGTATCCTCTATTCTGAAAGCGTTCATGTCGATGCCAGGAAACCGTCCGGGGCCGTTCAACAGCATCCCGCCAGCGGTCCAGGGCGGAGCCCCTGGAGGAGTCCCGGTGCAATCCTCGCCGATACCGGATCAGATTCCCGGCAATGACCCATTCAGCTTGGATTCGCTCATCAGCGGCGGGGGGTACAGCGGAGGGGAGTTGGGATAATGGAAAAAAGAACAAGATTGTTATGCCTAGCTATATTGAGAATCCGTTGTGTGTGCGGGCATTCTGGTTGGCAGCATCATGGACGTGTGGTAAATCGGCAGCGATTTTGGTGTGCCAGCACAACAAATTGCAAATCGTGCAAGTGTAAGAATTGGAGCGCATAGAGAATGGCTATAGCCCTCTGGTTGACTCGACGGCGTGGTTGGGCAGCTGGGTGGCTATACTTGGGAATATTGTTATGGAGAAAGTTTCGACACGGTGATGTTTGCAATTAACCGGAGGATCAATGGGCGGAGCACTTAGTATTCTGACATCTCTCGGCTCGGTCGCCAACCAGTACGGCGAGGCGAAGAATGAGAAATCGGCGGAGGACTTTGCCCGTTCCGAGAAGCTGAAGCAGATGAGCACGCAGGACGCTTATCTTCAGTTAGCCAAGCAGCAGGAGGAGCGGCAGCAACAGGAGTTTGAGTTCAAGAAGAAATCCGGTGAGATCATCCCGATGGGGGATGGCCGATTCTGGTCGGTCTCGCAGCAGAAGTTCCTCGAACAACCGAAAGTTGATGAAGCAGAAGTATTCAAGCAGTTCTTTGATCAGAATCTCGATCCACGAGAGAAGAAACTGCTTGCTCCGCGCTTGCATCTCGCAGCGCAGCGATATCCTTACGATAAGGAAAAGATGCTCGGGGAGGCACAGTCCGAGGCGGACAAAGTTCATCAGGAAATAGCGCGACAGGACGCAGCAACGCTGGCTGAGACCAATCGTCAGCAGGACAAGAAGGACTTGCAGGAGTTTCAATCGAAGCAGGACGAACAGCGACGACGGGAACGTCTTGAAGATCGCAAGAATCTGATGGATTACTCGAAGAATCTGATGGGTCTAAAGCCGACTGCCGACGAGGTCCGTCGCGCTGACCTCGCGGAAAACGTGAACGAGAACCTCGATGCGCTGGAAGAGATCGTGAAGCGCCGTCCTGAACTATTCGGCCCCCTCCACGGAACCTTTACCACCCTTCGCGGGAAGGTTGGAACCAGCGATCAGGATATCGCTGCCTTAGAGCAAATTCGGGACAACCTGGGCCGCGCCTTGCAGGGAGCGCACGGAATGCGATCCGCGACCGGAGTCATCAGCGCGGGGAACTCAGTCCTCAATGGATTCCGCAACAGCGACAAGGCAATCCTGTCCGCGATTGACCGGGCGAGGTCGAGCGTGGGGACATTTATCGGGGATGTGCAGCGGAAGGCGGGAGCGGGGGCCGCTGGACCGCCTCAGCCGAGCGGAGCGACACAGAGATTCACCTCTGGAGGGAAGACTTACAATATCCCCGCTGATAAGGTAGCGGAGTTCAAGAAGGATCACCCGGATGCCCGATAAGTGGGACCAGTACGCGGAGAAGCCTGACAAGTGGGCGCAGTATGCCGCTCCTGTTAGGCCGAGCGCTGCCGCGCAGGAGCAGAGCAAGAAATCCCCGCTCGCGCTCACCTCCGGCATCGAGCCGACTCCGGGCGGAGTAGCGTCATGGGAACTGGGTGAGTTGGGTGGCGGCGCAGTAGACGCACTCAAGAGTATCTACTCCATGGCCAAGCCCGCGGAATCGACCACGGAGAAGGTTATCAGCGGCGTCGGAGGTCCGGGCGGGCTGGCGCTCAAACGCCTGTTCGAATCGACCGGGCAATCTCTATCCCGCGTCGGAGAAGTCCCCGGCGCGATCAAGGATCTGTACCAGAGCGGCGTTGGCATCCCGGCACTGGCCATGCAGGTTCCGCGCACGATGAGCAACCTTGCGACTCAGGCCGCGCTTGGGAAAGCGGTTGGAGCGGATGCTCCCATGCAACAGAAAGCTCAACTCCGCAGCATTATGACCGACCCCCAAGCGGGAGGTCTTATAGGCTCTCGTACTCGTGGCGTCGAAGCGTTGGATCGCGTGGACAAGGCCGCGCAGGGGATTCCGATTGACTGGCAACCTGCCTACAAGATAGCGCAGAAGGCGATTGAGCTAGGAAAACGGGGGTTCAATCCGCCCAAACCCATAGTGGACTTCGTGAACTGGATCGACTCCAGAATGAAGCCGGGGCTGGCTCCGGTTAGGGGGGAGCCCGGAGCGATGATGGATCGTGCTGGCTCGATGAATCCGCTCGAATACCAGCACGCCCGAGACTTCGAGACTGCCCTCGGTGATGCGATCCCATGGGAGCAATTCGGCGGCAAGGGTGGCAAGATGTTCCGGCTGGCGAAGCAAATGCGGGCGGAGCTAGGCAAGTCCACCGCTGAGGGACTGAAGCCATATAACCTCGATACTCCTTACCTCCGAGGCAAGGCGGAGTTTGAGAAAGCCTATGGAGCCAAGGATAAATTTGGCCCGCTTGGATATGTCGGCGGCAAGATGGCGGGATATGGCGTCGGCACTTTTACTGGACATCCCCTGCTGACTGGATATGCCGGAGGCAAAGCCGGAGAGAGCCTAGCGGGATCTCTTGTTCGCTCGGTTACGAATGCAGGAGGCAAGGAATGAGCCCAGTCAGTAAATACTTCAAAGGCCACGGCGAGGAAGTCATGTCCAACATGGAGAAAGAATACGGCAAGGACGAAGGCAAGCGCGTGTTCTACGCTACGGCCAACAAACGCGACAAGAAGAAACGCAAGAACAAAAGAAGGAGCAAACGAGCATGAACCGACTACGCGCATTACTCATTACTCTCGCCCTGGCCTGCGCCCTCAGCCCCCCGGCGCTCGCCCAGACCTCGATCAATCAAGCCGGAGGCATCGGCAATGGCGGCACCGACTGTTCGACCGCCATCAACTGCGTGATCCTCCAGATATCTCCGGGGAGTCTCGGTTCCGCTTCCATCTGGGTCACGGGCACATGGAGCGCTACGCTTCAGTTCGAGGTCACCTCCGATATCATCGCCAGCGGCTCGACCAACACCCAACTGAATGCGCTCACCTGGGTCTCGGTCAACGCGTTTCCCTCGACTTCCACCACGGGCGCGAGCAACACGACCACAAATGGCCTCTGGGTACTGAACGCAGCCAATATCACCGGCCTGCGGGTCCGGGCATCGACTTACGCCTCCGGTCTCGTCAACGTAACCCTCCGGGCATCCACTGCTTCTGCCCGTAACAATGGCGGCGGCTCCGGCAGCGGGGTAGGCATCTATACGGTGGCTACCCTGCCTTCGGGCCTGGGCGCGGGTGGCACGGGAACTCTCGATACGGTCAAGGACGGTTCGACGGCAAGCGACTGCACTGTCGGCGGTGGAAGCAATGCCGTGGCTTGCATTTGGACCGGCGCGGCGTGGGCCTTCGCGGGATCGTCCGCAGCGGCTCCGGCGTTCTCGGCGATTACGAGCGCGACTAACACCTCGGCGACTATGACTTGCGGCGCGGGTTGCACCATGACCACGACCAGCACTGGGGTCAACAATGCGAACGAGGTTAACGGGGGAACGGTCCCGGCCAGCGCTCCCTTAGTCGGTACCAACTCCAGCAAGCAGCCGATATCGGTAACCACGATTCCGACCTCAACCGTCCCGGCATTCACCGGGGACATGACCAACACTGCCGGTTCGCTCGCCACCACGGTTGGCCAGGTCAACGGTGCCGCGCTGCCCGCATCGGCCACATTTGCCGGGACCAATGGCAGCAACCAGGTGATCGCTACGGCCTGCACCTCGGCGGATCTGGTCGTCGGTAACGCTTCCAATAAGCCGGCTTGTGTGGCCCTCACGGGAGACTCTACCCTTACGAATGCCGGTCTTATGACCAATACCGCCCTGAATGGAGGATCGGTTCCAGCATCGGCTAAAGTGCTTGGCACCAACGGCTCCTCGCAGCCGATCGCGGCAGCTTTGACCTCAGCTCACCTCTATGTCGGCAACGCAAGCAACCTTCCGGCGGACGTGGCTTTGACCGGAGACTCGACGCTTACCAACGCTGGACTGATGACCAACACGGCCATCAATGGAGGCGCATTCCCCACCTCCGCCTCGGTCATCGGATCGAATGGCAGCGCCCAGCCGGTTACTGCCACCGCCCACGGCATCCAGGCCCCGCAGGATTGCAACGACGCTTCCGGCTCGGGAACGGCGCAAACATGCAGCACCACGGTTACCTTCACGCTGGGCCAGAAGGATTGCGTCAACTACACGCCGGGGACCACCAACACGGGAGATGTGACGCTCGCGGTGAACAGCGGCACGGCTTACCATTTTTACAAGTGGGGAGGGTCTTCCACGCTGGCGTCGGGAGATCTGGTGGCGGGCGTGACGCAGGTGGTATGTCTCGATTCCAGCAACCGATTTGAGCTGCCTACGGTCGGCAACCCTCCAGCGTCCGGCGCGACGATTAACAACCAGAATCAGTACGGAGCGCCTTACTATTCCACCTCGGGGTCGAATAACACCCTCAGCGGAATCGCCCCTCCAACCACGCAGGGATACTTTAATCAGGACTGGGTGAATACGACCAACGCGGCATCCGCTCCCCAAGTTGTCCAAGTCGGCCTCACCGGGCGGTCGCTTACCGGATCGGCTACTACCTGTGGAGGCTCCGGCGTTCTCTACAGCGATGTCGCCAGCTGGATTGATCACGACCAGGCCGCGACAGGAACGGTGAATTGCTCCCTGCCGACGCCAGCCACGTTGAACAACACCAGTTTCGCCTTCCGCTATACCAACCACTCGGCACAGACGGATACGATCACGCCAGCGGGGGGCTATACGATCCAGCTCGGCTCAGGAGCGGCGGCGTCAACTCTCAGCGTGGCGTCGGGAGTAGGCTGCGGGATCATCGTTGATCCGAACTCGGCGTCAAACTGGCTGGCAGACTGCTCAAACATCAACGGGACTACGGGCACAGGCACGGTCACGCACAGCGTCGGCGCGCTGACACCGCTCTACGCCCCAGTGATCGCCAATGGAGGAGCGGATGTTCAGAGTACGGGCGGGGGCTATATCATGCTGCCTCCCTTGACCTCCGGGTCCGATGTATGCGGCCCGCTGAACACCGCCCTCCTTGCAGCCCAGACTGCTGGCGTGGTGACCCCAAAGATCGACCTTTCGGGAATCGGCCCGAATGTCATCTGTACCAGCGATCCCTTCGTTGGATTCACGAGCGTTAACGGCGCGGAAATCGACATCGGCGGCGGCACCATCTCCACCAACGTACCGATTGGGCTTCCCTACCGCGTGAGCCTGCACGGAACGTTTGGTTCGGGTAGCAGCATTAACGCCAGCACCACCTTTCACACCAACTACCCGACGATTGTCGGGACGACGGCCTCGAACGACACCATCTGTTTCTCCAACGGAAACACGACGGTCATCTCGGGAACGAATGTGTCTGGCACTTGCACCGCAGGGGGCATAGCGTCTTTTGCCGGAGTGTTACCCCACTATGTTTTGCTGATGTGTCCGGGCACGACGCCCGCTTGCAATCCCGGTAATACTTTAGCAGTTGGAATCGTCCAAAGCGTGTCGAGTACAACGGCAGGCAATTCGTCGCTAACCCTTCAGCTTGGCCCATCGGGCAGCCTGACCATCCCGACCAGCGGGACCGGGTACCACTATGCGTTCGTGGCCCCACTGTTCTTTACCAGCTACCAGAACCAGTCGGGAGGCCTGATCACCACTAATTATCAGGAGTTGGAGCATGTCAGTCTGGGGGTAAACGATTCGACCTCTGGCGTCACCGACTGTCACTTTGGCTATTTCAATATGACAGGGCAAGAAGGCGTCTGGATGAACGATGTCAAGATCACCGACTCCTGCTGGGCTTATGTCGGGCAGTTCGAGCCGGGAGAGAACTCTGGCCCGCATCGCAATCTATACCTGTTATCGACCAAGGGATACTCATCGTCTATCGGAGGAGTCGGAATCGTCGCCCGTGTGGCTACCTGGCACGGAGTACAAGACTCGACTATCAACATTCGCAATAGCACTTCTGAAACTGCGGTGACGGGCATTCTGGCCGCGAACGGCTACAACGCACATGCGGGGACCTTGCCCAACTACGGCCCGGCCCAGTACATCCGTAACCACATCGAAATCGCAGGCGCGGGAGACGCGATCCAGATCGGAGATGCTCTGGTATGGCCATGGGCCGCGAATGGCGAAGGTTTATCCGCTGTCAGCTTTGCCAACAACAGCGGCGGGCCGTCGAACGCGGGGAATCTCTATCACGTGATGAACGCGACCGGAGCCAGTGGAAGTTACAACGTCATTATCGACAACAGCGCCACGGAAGATGTCAACGCGCAATCGAACTGCATCAAGGACGACGTAAATACGCTGAATTATGCGAACTGCCCTGTCCACTGGGCGGGCCCGGCGCAAGTCGCATCCGCCCCGGATATCATCGACGGAGGAGTGACCGCCTTCGGTCCGCTGGATATCGGAACGGTGGGCACGGCTGGCGTGCTTGGACTAGTCGGCTCGACCTCCGGCATAGCTACCTGCACTGCGCCAGCGGTCGCCGGGACGAGCACCAACGCGGTTGTCTGTACGAATAATCTCCAGGCTCCTGCGCTGGTCTCAACTGTAGCGATCGGCACCGCGCCACTCACTGTGACCTCGACCACAGTTGTGCCGAACCTGAATGTCTCACAGCTCCTCGGGAAGACCTGGGCGGTTCCGTCCACCATCGGCAGCACCACGCCGAACACAGGTGCGTTCACTACTCTGAGCGCATCGGGACAGGCCTCGGCTACCGCTGCCGGAGCGGCGTCCACCCCCGGCCTTCTCGTGTCCGGCGCTCCCTACACTGGTGGCTCCTCTTCAACCACCCAGCCGCAGGTGTATGTAAGCTCTGGCGGGTCAGTCACGGGATTCTCGACCGCAGGCACCGTATTCGGCATGAACGCGCCCTCGGGATTCACCGGCAACCTGATTGATAGTTTCGTGAACGGCGGCGCGTCTCACTTATTCACGGTCAATTATCAGGGGAATATCACTGCCGGGTCATTGGCTGAAAATCTTTTGGCCGGAGCATCAGCGGCGGCTACCATTACTGAAGGTGGATCAACCTTCAGTGTGACGAGGGCAGGAGTATCTACCGCAAACCTAACCTATCCTTGGGTGTTCACGAACGCCAACTCGACGAACAACAATACTTCCGGGGTTGTGGGATTTAGCGCCAGCGGATCATCGACGGGCCAAACGGTAATGAATCTGAATCAGGCCACGACGGGCGGAGACATCCTCGACTGGGGCACGGGCGGATCATACTCGGCAGGAGTGCTCTCGGGGCAGACAATCTCTGGAAGCATCCTTGAGAACGGTTCGATTCAGACCAAGGGAACAACTGCTGGATTCGTCGCCATGTCTCAGGGTTCGACCAGTTCAGGGGTCGCGCCTTGCAATGCAGCAACTACAATCTGTTTCCAGGCTCCAACTTCAGTTACATCGCAACTCCGTGTTCTGGCAGGCGCTCCGGCGACTGGATTCCCTTTGTACACCAACTCATCTGGCACGATGACGGAGACAATCAGTGCGACCAGTGGGACGCTTAGCTCAGGAGTTGGAGTTCTGGGCACGCTAGCGGTGAACGCCGTTCTTGCTTCAACGGTAGCCAATGCCGCAGGCCATTTCACCAATCTCCAAGTCGTGACTTCGCTAGGCGGCACATGTTCAACGGTTCCAATCTTCAACGTGTTCGACGGAACAACGAACACTGGCTCGACGGTCACTGCGACATCGAGCACACAGACCAAGGGAACGGGCACCAGCACGGCACAGACCCTCACCTTTGCGGCGGGAGATGTGATTGGTATCTACATTTCAACGGCAGGGGCGACATGCACCCTAGATCAATTCGTCGTCTCGGCGCAATACTCGATCCCATGAGAAAACTACTCATCTTCGTTGTACTCATCGCGGCTTCGTTTCTCCATGCTCAAGGCGGGATCGGGGGTAAGGGTGGTATTGGCGGGAAGGGTGGGATTGGGGGAGGGGTAACGAGTGGCGGCGGCAGTGTCACAATCGCAAACCACTCTGCACCAAATAGTGCGTGCAGCGGTTCTACGACCTGTACGATTTCCATCACTGTAGGAACAACCGGAGACACGGTAGTCGGGGAGCTTCAGGGTTGCGTAGGAGCGAGTTGTGTCGCAGATACGGGTTGTACGTTCGCTGTCACTGATGGGACAAACACTTATTCGGCCATCTCTGGAGCCACCCTCCACGCGGTTACCGGAATACTTGGTTTCTACCCATTTGTTGCCGTTAACGCTACAGCAGGTACGTACACTCTGACCTTTACGATCAGCGGAGCCAGTTGCAACAGCGGTTCGCCAGCATTCGACTATGCTTATGTTTCTTACGCAGATTTTGCTGGGGCAAGCACGTCGTCCTCGGTTGATTCTGCCGTATCGAACACCCACGTAGGTTCTACGTTCGTCACATCAGACAGCATCACTACCGCAGGCAATGTAGCTTTCTCTGGAGAGGTAATTTATACCGACATAGACAGCTCTGGGGCAGTCGCAATGACTGCCTGCTCCACTCTGGATGCCGCATTCAACGGTGGCGTATCCATTACTGCCGATTCAGTTCATCCAGCATCCGGTGGTACCGTCACATGTTCGTGGTCACAAAATTCCGCTTCGGGTGCCGCACGAGCGACCATAATCGGTATCCACCCATGAAGCGGCTGCTGCTTACAATCTGCTTGATACTCTGCTCCATTTATAGTTCTGCCCAAGCATGGTCAGGAATCCTTGCTACGTCTAGAGCTATCGACTGGTCGAGTGTTGGTGCTGCAAATATCGGCACCCCCCGGACCCAATGCGGTGCGACGATTGCCGCTTACGGGTCGAGTGGTACTCCGCAATCCGCCGCAGCAATCAACACAGCACTCGCCGCCTGTCCTTACAACGGCTTCGTTCTGCTCGGCCCGGGCACGTTCTACCTGAATACCGGAATCTACTTTCCGTTTGGCGGGAGTAATAGCTCAGGATGCTCGACCAACTGCTCAAATGTGACTCTGCGTGGGTCCGGGCCAAGCTCGACATTCATCATTTTCAGCGGTGGCACATCGTCAAGCTATTGCAACCCCCACTCAATCTGCGCCTCTGGTTCGTCGAACAACTATGCTGGAGGGCCGTCAAATTCCGCGAGTTGGGCGGCAGGGTATTCTCAGGGAACGATCTTGATCACGCTGAATAGTTTGGTCAATTCGGCTCCCGTCGTGGGCCAGCCCATCATTCTTGATCAGATCGACAACCAATCAGACAATGGCGCGCTGTATATCGGCTGCGAATATCCTGATGGTTCGACTTCCTGCCCAAACATCAGCCAAGTCGCGAGTGGCTACCAGCGCGGCGAAGGTTCTTATACCACCGTCCGAGGGCAGCAACAATTTGTCACCGTGACAAGCATCTCAGGCTCGGGCACTGGACCGTACACAGTCGGCATTACGCCCGGACTCTACGCTTCTAACTGGAATGCGGTTCCGGGCACAAGTCTCCCCGGCGCATGGTGGGCTTCTGGCCCGGTTTACAATGATGGCGTCGAGAGTCTGTCTGAAGACCTGACAGCGTGGACGAATGCGGGCGGAAGTGGGATCACGTTTTACAACTGTCAAGGCTGTTGGGTGAAGGCCGTTCGCAGCATTACATCATCAGCGGGGGGGACCGGATGGTATCACGTCGGCTTCGCCAACTCCAACCACGGCACGGTTCGCGACTCGTATTTCTACGGCTATCAAGGTGATGATTATGGCGTCTCGACCTATGGCGCGGGCGACATTCTCACCGAGAACAACATCCACCAGTACCCAGCGGAAAACGGCTTCTATAACTCTGACTGTGAAGGCTGCGTCTCGACTTATGAGTTTACGGTAAATCCCTACTTCGGACAATCGGCAAACTGGCTGGCCCAGCCTTCCGATTTTCACAGCATCGCATTGTTCACGCTCTTTGAAGGCAATATCGGGGCGGGAATCTATGAAGATGACTTCCACGGCAGCCATGGGCTGAACACGCAATTTAGAAACCGCTGGGATGGAAGAGAGCAGAACAACGGCGGGGCAACGAGTAGTCAGACTCTGGCAATGGTTCTCTACCCAAACGCCCGGTATAACAACACGGTCGGAAACGTCCTTGGCACTCCCGGCTATCACACGACCTACAAAACGACGCCAACGCAGTGCCCAACTCCCGGCACCTGTGCGGCGTGGGACACGACCGTCATCGGGGCCGGGGTGGGGAATACAGTCAGCGCCAATGATGCCTTGGTCAATACCACTTCGATGTTCTGGGGCAATTGGGACAATGTGGACAACACAACGCGCTGGTGTGGAAACTCCTCGAATACAGGCTGGTCCACCACCTGTGGAAGCGTCTCGGAAGTTCCAACGGGGCTGAGTTCCTACGCGAATACCGTCCCCGCAACCCAGACTCTTCCGTCATCGTTCATTTACACGACGAAACCTTCCTGGTGGACTTCGGGAAAAGCGTGGCCCAACATCGGGCCGGACGTGACGGGCGGAAATGTCGGCCAGTGCTCAGGGGGAACCTATGACAGCTCAGAGGTTCTGAGTCCCGGCTCGAACTGCACCGGAGGGACGTTTACGGCGGTCGGGGGTGGCCTTGTGGTGAGCAATCCGGCAATGGACTGCTACTTCGCCATGGGCGGAAATCCGAATGGAACGGGTAGTGCGCTGACGGGCTTCAATTCGAGTAATTGTCCATACCTGGCCCCAGCAACGCAAGCCTCGGCTCCGTCCTGCACTCCAACCTCCGGCACCGTCCCCCAGACCGTAACCTGCACCAATCCGAACTCCGGTACGACGGTCATGTGCTACAACTTCACGGGTGGCCCCACAACAGATGGCACGGGAGCAGGCTGCGGGGCTGGCAGCACAAAATACACGACGGCGCTGACGATCTCCGTGCCGGAAACGCTTTACATCGTCGCCGGAACAAGCACACTGACGGACAGTGCGGTATCGTCGTACAGATACCTTGGCACATCGGCTCGCCCTGTGAATCTCATCATCGCCCGGCAACTACAGAATGCGGAGGCCTCTCAATGACCAACTTAGCGAATATAAACTGGATATCACTCGGCACGGAAATCGTAGCTGGAGCCTCGGTTCTGCATACCGTCCTCCCCCCGTGGGACTTTCTCGATGAATTTCCCACGGCCCAGAAACTCTATAAAGTCTTCGTCTATCTCGTGGGCTATGTGGCCCTGAACGCCCGTAGTACGGTTTACCAGAAGATCTCGGTGAACAATCCTAACGGGCCGAACGCGAACTGTACCCCTACGACTCCCGCGCCTGCCGCGCCCAAGCCGTAGACTCTGGCCTTAGGAGGGTTGAATGTGGCCGCCTTTGTTGCGCTTGCTGAGTTGTCCGATCGAGAGCAGGTCCGTCTCTTGTTCGCTGTCATGGGGACTCTTGGTACTGTCCTGTTTACTGCTTTTTGTTGGCTGGTTAAACTTGCAATCCGCCGTGAAGTGGCTCGTAGCGATGATCGAGCGGAGAGACGTGAGCAGTGGGAACGAGATCAAGACGAGTTTAGAAACTGGGTCCGTGTCATTTTCGCGCTTCATGGAATGCTCCCAACACCCAAGGACCCAGGCGGTGATGAATAGCATTACGTTTGGTTTTTTTGTGCTCTCGCTTTCTCTGTCTGTCGTAGGAACGTCGCGTTTTCAAACCGAGATGCAAGAACGGCAGCACACGGACGAAGGTCCGTACACGATAGCTGTGGAAGAAAAGATCGACAGCCGACACGCGAGAGTTCACACGATAGACACTAATGGGATTCCGAAAAGCGACTCATGGAAACTCGCCGTTTGTCCCAATGAGATGACTCCATCTTTTGATGCTGGGTGCTTGTACGAGATAGCTTACCAACTGACCAGCACTGAGTTGGGAATATGCGAATCATTTACAG